AGGATTAGTTCCATCTTGAGGAGATAAGACAAGTTGGGAGAGAAGATGCAGAGTTGATCTGGAAGAGTGAAAAAGAATTCTGAGAGGTTTTCTGGGTTGAGGAGTGCGGGGATAAGCACACCAAAACCTGCTTGATCCGAGATACTCACCCTGCAAACAACAAGCTCTTTTTCTTCTTCTGGGAGGGATTGCAGAAGAGACGAGATGTTTTCTGGAATTGGGAAGTGGTATTCCTTGTCCGGTTCGATGAAAACCAAATCAAGTTCTTCTTGGTTGCTGGACATGTCTTATCCTTTGAGGAGTGTTCTACCTTGTGGTTGAAACCTTCTGTCATCAGTAAGAACATTTCGTTGCGGCTGCTGATGGTGGTATTGTGAAACGTTGCCAAAATTGATCGCTTCCCTTTGAACCAGAAGAGTCCCAAGCCCAGACATTGGAGTTGAATGAATTTCAACAAGGCTTGTTAGCAATCTTGGGTTTTGTTGAATTTCTTGGATATTAACTTGTGTTTGGCTTGGAGGAACAACATAAGCTTGAATTTGATTTCTTGCGAGGAATGGCTGAGAGGCAAGACCTCGATCAACAACCCCAACAACTCTTGCCAAAACAAACGTGTTACCAAACGCTTGTTGGATTCCTCTGTAGACAGGATAACCTTCTTTCAGAGAAACGGTTTGGTTTTGTTGAACCACTTGTTGGGGTTGCTGATAGTGTTGTGCTTGTTGTTGAGAAACCCTGTTGTGGAGCATCCTGTCTATATCAATTTCCGTCACGGTGTTTGGATCTGGAACTCCCCCAGCACGAGCGAGCAAAGCCTGCTGCCTGGAAAAACCATCCAGGTCAAAGTTGGAGATGGTTTTGTCGAGTGGAAGGGGAGAAAAATGAGGGGCTTGTTGTGTTTTGGCAACAAGATCTCTGATATATGGATCCTTGATTGAAGATGGATCTTGAGGAGGCGGTGGAGGATTTCTGCGGTTGTTATTGTTTCTGTTCATAGCTGCTATGCTATGAATTATCAAGCAAGTTTGACAAATCTACGTCTAATCAAGACTTGTTCAAGAAGCTTCTCGGAAGTTGGAGGAGCATCGAATTGAAGTCTTGCGAGAGAAGCATCAATGTCTTCCTTGATAACTCTGACCTCTGGAAGAACAGAGCGAAGCTCTTGCTGGAGAGCAATGAAATCTCTGTGAATATCTTCTCTACGAGCGTAACTTGGATAATGCTTCTCAAACAGATTTCCAGGTTTTTGTTGCTTTCTTTCTGATTGATCTGGGTGAAATTCTGATTGAAGTGGTTTCAGGTGTGATCTCATTTTCTTTTGCCTTCCCCGATAAGAGTTCTAAGCTTCATAACATTTCCGATTGTGTTTCTTGTGGTTCTCAAGTAACCAATCAAGGTTAGCACAAGTCGTTTTCTTTCGGAAGCAGCTTGGTTGTGAAGGAAGTTTTCTGTCAACAGACTTTCTCCTTCATCTGCAAGTTCGTCTGCTGTAGAGAAAGTTTCATCAAGAAAGGTTTGAACCTTTTTGACGAACGCACTAAGTTTTTTGTCACCATCCTGCGCTCCAGACAACAGGAACTCGTCTGCGTCCATTGCTTCGAGGAGAATCTTTTTTACCACTGCCTTTGTGAGTGGATTGGATGTCGGCTTTGTTGATTTATCGGTCATGGCCGTAAATATGGGCCGCGAACAACCATTGGATTATCTTCTGGAAGGATCTTCCAGAACTTTCTTTCCAGAGGAGGTTCTTCCCCCTTTCTGAAGAACATAAGCTTCCTTCCCGTGGAGGAAGTGCTGGGATAAACACCAATGATTGTTATGTCACCAGAATGAACAAGGTTGTGACATGTCGCGCAAAGAACAGCAAGGTTGTTGCTGTGATTTGTTGAGCGACTGTCGCATCTGGGAATTATGTGGTGAAGATGAAGGGCTGCTGGAATGTCATACAAACAAACCTCGCAGAATAACTTCTTTGGCTTCTTGGATGCCATTTAATCGTCACAGGAGGTATTTTGCGTGACAGGCATTCAGTGTGTTGAGGTGAAGGTCCAACACCTTTTTTAGTGGCGTCTGATAACCTCCTGCGAGGTTCCAAACAATGGGAAGAAAAAGTTTGTTGGCAACATCGAAAACAATCTCGTCCCTTCGCTTCATCTGCTCAGTTGTGAGATATCCACCATAGGGATCTTCAACATGAGGATCAGCACCCGCTTGGTAAAACAGAACGTCACAAGCGGCAAACTGCTCGGCAAGATTCAAAGGAAGATCATCAAGCCAACGATCAAAGCTTCGACGCTTTCCCTCTTTCTCGTCTTCATTGATCATCTGGCCGAACGTGAGATGCTCGACAATCTCACGACCATTGGAAAACTTGTCAAGAATGTCATCTGTTCCGTTGCCGTAGTGACAATCAAAATCAATGATTCCTACCCGCTTTACCTTTTGCTGCTTCCACAGCAGAAAAGCAGAAACTGCCAAACCATTGAAAGTACAAAATCCCTCGCACTCCTTAAATCCAGCATGATGAAATCCACTTGTTGGACTGAAGGTAACGGTTTGGTTTTCAACAGCGTACAAGGCAGCGTTGTAAAAGCTTCCCTGGGTGTAAGGAAGACTTGCTGCTAGCTCAGGAGAATAATTCCCGAAACCATTCGCAATTTCCAAATCAAGAACACCATCAACGAAGCTGGAGTTGTGAGCAACCTTGATCTGAGAACGAGTCAAAGGTTCCCAATCCTGCTTCACTTTAATCAGACCAGTTGTCTGGAAATAGTCAACAACTTCCTTCGGCTTGCGTGCAGAAGGACTGAAAGACTTCATGTTGGGTGCGTTTTGTTCCGGCCTGTAAAACGTTGCTAGTTTTTTCATTTCTCACCACCAATAAAGAACTGAAATGTATTCATCTTCATCAAAACCGTTTTCCATGAAAACTTTCTTGAAGACATCAAATGCCTCTTCGGCCTTTTTGTCCCCTTTGCATTCGTCATAGTATTCAGCGAGGGTGAAACCGATCAGAGAACCGTTGGTTACATCTTCAGCAACAGTGTCATTGAACCAATCAATGTATTTTCTTCCACCAGGAAGATTCATCACAACCTTTTTTAGTTCTTGCCAATCAACATATTGGTATTTCGTCAGAGTCATTGGTTTTCCTTTCTCAACAAACACTACCACGGAATCATCCCTGTGTCAAGAACATCTTGACCTTGCTGTGGTGTTGTTGTAGGGTGTTGGTATGAAGCAACAACGACGTTTTGCCTTCGATGAACCTGGGGAGAATGATGAGGACTTGACAGTGATTGTCACAGAAGACTGGATCCGTGAAAATTACTGGCCTTTCTGGTATGAAAAGATGGTTGAAAAGAGTGGGAAGGAAAAGGCAGACAACTGCACCGTCCAAGATTGCTTGGATGATTGGGTTGCCTGTCAGTGGGCTTGGGTTCTGGGAGAGGATGGAAAGTGGAAGGCTTACGGGAAGTGAGTTGAGAAAATAGAGGAGACTGGTTGCTGTATCAGCAGACAATATTGTGTTAAAATTGCATCACAATATTGTCTGCACGGATTGCCAGTGTGATATCGGCGGTAGCAGTACCATCATCATAAGACAAATCACCGAAAGTGGCTGTTGTCACGAACGCACCTTTAACATCCCAGAGTTGAACAACTGTTCCCACCGGGTCCAGCATTTTGATCTGAATATCACGTTTGTAGAAGTCTGGATAGCCAGCACGCCCAGAAACAGATTCATAACAAAGACGAATCCATTCCATAACCTGTTGAGCGCCAGATGGGCTGATGGCATCAAACAAGGTAACGGACAAAGTTCCGAAAGTAGTCTTACCAGCGATATATCTGGTCGAGTTGATCCAGTTGAGAGCAACTTCTTCTGTTGAGACTTCTGGTCTTGCTGCGGTTTTGATAAGGAAGGCGTCAATGCCTTCGATAGCAAACACAAAGCCTCTTTTCATCAGCGGAGTAAACTTCGCTGGAAGCATTTCTGGGACTGAGAGAATTTGGGCCATGATTTTCCTCTATTTTCCTGTTGGTTGAAATTAACTAGCTGTTTTTCTCAGGAATTAGCCGCCAACAAAGTTGTCACGGTTTGTGACAACGAAGTCGATAGAAAAGAACTCAAGACTTGTTGTTGGGATCAAGAAAATCTTGCCCTTCATTGTCTTGTTGTCGAGGTCAGCTTGGGTTGTGGTTGTAGTGTCGATAGTAACCTTGTATTTTTCAACACCACCAGCGGCTTGGTATCTTGCAAGAATTGGTTGAACAGCAGCGTTGAAAGCAGCCAAGGTTGCTTCTTTTGCTGGTTCAAACAAGAATCTTGTGGCAACTTGACGAACTTCTCTTCTGATTGCAATGAGAAGACGACGAACGTTTACTCTGTTGAGCAAACTGTCTTTGTTGAGCAGAGTTTTTTGTCCCCAGACCACTGGACCAACGCCCTGCTTGGACAAGAGAAGGTTCAACCGTGCCACATAAAGGGCATCTGCGTTGGCTTGATTGAGCGCAACAGCAAAGTCTGTGACGTTGGAAAGAGTGCCTCTTGTAAAGCCCGCAGGAGCGTTGAATGGCTGCCCAACCGTATCGTTTTTGGCATAAACACCAAGCACTGCAACCGAAGGTGGAACTTTTTCAACAACCGTTCCATTTGGCAGAGCGATGTTGCAGTCTGGGAAGTAAGCCGCTGCAAAAGAACTATTGACTCCTCTGGAGACAAACGCTTGTGCTGTTTGAGAAACGTTTACGGAATCATAGCTTCCAGTAATGGAAATTCCGTTAACGTCATATTGTTCTGGATCCATGATGTAGAAGCAATCAAACCTGTCTTGCTCCATGGCGTTCACAACAGTGTCTGTCACATAACGAACACGAATACCGGGAACAGTAAGAAGCTGGATGCTGACTTCGTTCACATCAGAAACAATATCGGTTGCTTTGAGATAGCTTTGAACCGTTGGACCGTTGGTAAGGCCGCGGTCTGTTCTTGCAATTTCCTGAGCGACAGCAGCGTTTTTGAGGTAACGTGTATCCTGGTTGAAAATTCTCACGCCATCAAACCCTCTTTCCAGATAGAAAGAAAACTTGGCGAGAGACTGAACCGCTGCGTTTTGATTCAAGTCACCAACACGCAACGCTCTTGTTTTCGTTGTTTCGTCCGCTGAAATGTTACCACCGCGGACATAACTCCAAGAGAGCAGAGAAGAAACAGAAGTATCTGGTCTGTCACCACTTCCAGTAACAACCTTCACCTTTTCCAGAGAGAACAAGTTTTTGTTGAAGACATCACAATCCAGGATTCCGTTGTCTGTTGTGGAGGCTTCTCCACTGTTGGCATAAACGGCAGGTTGCATGTTGGTTGCATCAGCAAAGCTTGGGAAGTATTTGCTGTAACCCAGGAGACCTGAGTTAAACTGTGTGCTTCCATTGGGGTCGGTGATGCTTGTTACATTTTGGAATTGAACACCCCAGAACAAGGAAGTATCGACACCAGAACTTGCATTGGACTTTTTCAGGTTCAAACGCATTGGAATTGGCGGTTGAGAAGCACTGAAAAGTGGGACCAAGCCAAGGGAGGAAGTAGCAAAGTACGGCCTTCCAGAGTCAATCAAGTCTCCATGACCGAGATTGTAAAGGCTGCTGCTTCCCTGTGTCACAAGGTGCTGTGGACCTCTAAAACCAAAAGGAATTGCGGAAGGATCAACTTCACCAGAGTCAACAGCGTCAGACACTTCGACTCTAACAAACCTGGAGTTCACTGGATAATCCCCAGTGGTCACAACTTTTTGGGAATCGAGATCCGTGTCAAAGTTGAAGAATGTGTGTTGAGTACCAATGATCTTGGCAATGTACCTTGGGTTGGTTGGATCCAAGGAAAGATTTGTGTATGTTTCCAGAGCACCTTCGGAATCCAAAGAGTTCATGCGTTTTACAAGAACGGTAAAAGTTCCGTAAGGCTGTGTGGCGTTTCCAGGTTGAATGTTGGTGATAGAAATTCTCACATCACCATTTCCTGCTTCACCATCCGAAAGGTGATGAAACCTGAAAAGGTTGACTGGGTTTCCACCGAAACCTTGGGAAATAACCCAAGGAGACAAGGCTGTGCTATAACGGTCAGCAAAGCCTTCAAAGTTTGGAGTGATGGCAGAACCCACATTGGAGGTGTGGGTGGCATTAGAACCTGATCCTGGAACCAGGAATGCCACGTTTTCAACTGTTCCATAAGCTGAACCAGACTCAGGGTGAATGATTCCTGAACCTGTTGGAACAGCCAAAGCGGAAAACACATCAAAGTGTGCGTAGAGCAAGTGTCCAGCCTGATCTGTTTTCAGTGGATCAGTGTTGAGAACGCTGGGAAAGTAGTTGATAGCTTGTGGATCAAAGCTGGCAGTGATAATGTTTGGATAGCGGCTATCTGTTCCCTTGTGTCCGTTCAGCAGAAGAACAAAGTTTTGTTGGCCGTTAGCAAGTTGAATGGAACCAGAAAAAGCGCCGTTAAAAGTTGTTTCTGTTGCAACAAGTCCAGAAGCAGGGGCAGGGGATGGTTGTGCAGCGGAAGACAAGCGGAGAACAACACCAGAAGGTGCAAACAAAACACCACGAACAATCGGGGCTGCGTTCGTTGAAGTTTGCAAACCAGCATCGGAGAGAAAGGTGCTGCCAGCAGATTCAGACATGAAGGCACCCAGCATGTAAACGCTTCCGGTAACGCCACCATGGTTGGCATAGATGTTGCCACCAATAGCCCCATCTGATCCACTGATTTGTTCCGCACCAACAACAAATCCTGCTCTTGTAACAGTTCCATCAGCAGCCCTGGCTGTCCCATCACCAGCACCAAGAACTCTGACTTGAATCATTGGAACTGATGTGTTTCCAAACCATTCTCTAGCAGAGAGATAGCCAAGTGGAGTGTTTGCATTCATTCCACCAAAAACAGAAACGTAATCACTCAATGTTGTTGTGAGAACGGGAACGAAAGCTGGTCCTTTTGCTGTTGGGGAAATTACACAAGCAGGCACGCCGCTTGGTGTTCGGGTTGTTGGTTGACTAATGTCGAATTCTCTAGCTGAAACACCTGGGCTCAAAAGTGCCATTGTTGTTTATCTCCGTTTCGGTTGCTCGATAAATAGAACAACCCAGGAAAACGACTGCTTTCCTGGGTTGCTACGCTGGTTTAGATTTTTGGAATCAGATTATCCCAGTGTCACTCCCGAAGGAAGAAGAACAAAATCCATTGTGATGTATTCAGTTGCTCTTGTTGGGAGAACTCTGATCTGAGCATTCATTCTGTTGCTGTTCACATCATCAGCGGTGTTGTTTCTTCCATCGCAGATAACAGCAAACTGTTCAATGCCTTGTTGCAACTGGATCGCTGAGAGAACCAAGCTGGCTTCGCTGACAAAACGTTGACGAAGGGCTGGGGTGTTTTGCTCAAACAACATCCTGTTGGCAATTTGAATAACTTGGCGCTTCAGCTCAAGAATCATTCTCTTGACGTTGATACTCTCCAGGGCACTTGTTGCTTGTTGGAGTGTGTTTTGAGAGAAGAACACATAATTTGCCCCAGGGAATTTAACAATTGGGTTGATGTTTGCATCAAACAGTGTGTTTCTATCTCCTTGATTGACTCTGACCGAAGTCAAGACTACGAAGGAAAGAGAGCCACGATCAAAACCAGCAGGAGCAAACCAAGGGAATTTCACCCGGTCGTTGTAGCTCAACGCAGCAACTGCTGCGACGCTCGCTGGGACAGTTACTCTACGGCGATTTACCGAGTCATCCATCACGATGTTCGGGAAGTAAGCACCCGCCGCATTATTGTCCAAAGCCCTTGTGATAAAAGAGTTGGCTGTGTTTTTGATGGATGGGTGTCTTGTTGTTTCACCATCAAAAATACGCAGGTTGTTTTGGTCGTATGGCTGAATGTCCATTGGGTAGAAAGACAGACCATAAGCCAAGTTCTTTTCAAGAGCGTAGTTCGTAACGAGTGGATCTCTTTGTCCTGGGATTGCCAAAATGTTATTGTTGGCAATGTTTGGGTTTGTTGCAACGTCGATTGCAGTCCTGTAAGCAACCACACAACTGTTTGTTGTTGAAACACCCGTATAATTTCTTCCGGACAGCACAGGAGATGTGCTGAAAAGCGCACCTGGGCTGATGTAGTTGCTATTGGCAACACCGTAAGTCCCTGCCAAACCAACTTCGGTAGAAGTGGATCTGTCAGTAAATCTAGCAGCGTGTTTGTCAAAAATATTCACACCATCCCAACCCCCCTGCATGAAGGTTGTAAACTTGGTGTATGGTGAATAGTTGTTGAAAATAACAGCACTTCCACTGTTCAGCAACGAAGCAAACGTCAAACGGTTGCTGAAGTTTGTTGCTGCGTAGGTGTTTGAGTCAATAGCAGCATTGCGAAGGTAAGCAGCTTCTCTCAACAGGGTTGTTGGCGACCCTGCCGTAACATCGGCCATGCTCGTTACATTCAATGCAACTTTGGCGAGAGAGAATTTGTTGTTGTTCAACAAGTCTGATTGAGAACCTGTTGTCAAAACACCTTGTTTCTCAATACCGGCAAATTTGGCAAAGGAAGAAATAATTGGGTTGATTTCTGTGTTGGTGTTGACGTTCAAAACGTCATTGTTGTTTCTCTCAAATTTGACACCCCAAAACAATCTTCCATCGAACACGGTTTGAGAAGAAGGAGCACCGAACACTGTTCCGGATGCTGTCAGTTGGTTTCTTGTTGTGGTGAATCTGAAAGGCACGGGTGGAACAATGGAACCTGACAACAACGCTCCACCTGGAACCAAGCTGGAGGAGACGCCGGAAATCATTGAACGGCTGCGAGAAACGTTGTTGATCGCATCGGTCAAAGAAACGTTTGTCAACGGCATTTGATGCCCACGAAAACCAAATGGCAGCGCCCTCGCTGGAACTTCGCCCGCGTCTAGTTGCGAACTTGGAATTACGCGAATGAAATGACTGCGATTTCCGTATTTTCCTTCAACAACAATTCCTCTGTCATCGGCATCGGTCGCATCAAAGTTGAATTTGGTGCGCTTGTCACCAATGACTTTGGCAATGTAGTTTTCACTGTTTGGATCCAAGCTGAGATTGCTGAACTGTTCCAGAATTTGAGGGTCAGTGTCGGAATCGCTGAAAGCACGAACCATCAAAGAGAAGGTGCCGTAGTTTGTTGATGGATTTGTTGAAGCCAACAGGTTGGCAATGCTGATTTTGTATTTGTCGTTTGCGTATTTCCCGTCATCCCTGCTCTCCACTTGAAACAGATCATATTCTACATTTCCGAATGGTTGGGAAATAAAGAACGGGGTTTTTGGTGTTGTGTATCTTGTGTTGAATAGACCAAATGCTTCTCCAAATGTTGTTCCGAATTGGTTGGCATATTGGGAGCCAGAAAGAATGGCAACGGTGGCTGCTGAGTTACTTGCTGACAAAACAGCAACCTCGCTATCAACCGCATAATCCAAATACAGCAAGTGTTTCTTGGAATCAAAGTCCAAGGGGTTGGTGTTTAGAATTTTCCCGACATAGTTTTCGTTACCCGGATCCAGAGAAGCGGAGTAAATCCTCAACCCAGCGAAACCGTCGTCAGAAGCAAAGGAATTCCCGGATGAAGAAGAAAGAACCAGTTTGAACAAACCATTCATTGGTCCTGGGGAGGTACCAACAATGGCCGCTTCGTTTGTTCCAAGACCACTTGCGTAATCAGAAGGAGTAAAAGTTCCTTCTGCATCAAATACCATGAAGCGGGAATCCGGTGTCGTGAAAAGAGTAGCTCTAACAAGGTTTACCGTTTCACTAATTCCGGGAGTTAATCCAGAAACAGAATAACTGTCATTGTTTGTGAACATTGGAAAACCAAAAGACTCATTGGTTTGAACATGGTGATTGGCAACAATAAACTGAACGCGCCCTTGCAAAGCACCAGACGCAAACGTTGTACCCGCGCCAACCACCTTCATCCCAGCGTTAACAACCGTTCCTTGTGTTTCTGTCAAGGAGATGTCAACAGAACTGCTGTTGGCTCCACATCCCAAAACACGAATATAGTTTGCTGATGCAACTTCCGTGCCTTTGCCTTCGAAATATTTTTGAACCGCGAAGGTTGATGGGTATTTGGCATCTACAGCACCGAACTTGTTTTCAAAGTCCAAGTAGCTGCCGACGCTGATGGGAACGAATGCTGGGCCTTTTTCGGCAGGGCCAATAATTGTGGCTGGTGTGCCTCCAACGGGAGTTGTCCGTTCTGTAAGATCAAACTCCCTGTCGAAGTAGTTTGGAGCCTTGAATACTGTTTCTGGCATGATTTCCTCGCTTTTTGTTGTACGAAAACGTAAAACCTAACTAGCGGAAGGAAATCGGAATACTAGACTGCTTATCCCTTGCCGTCTGCAAAGAAACGCAAAAGGGTTTCTTGATCACTCACGGTGTAAATAGTCTCACCCTGTTTTTGGTCAATATCAGTCTGTTTCACATATTTCGTCAAGGTTGCCCCAGTAACGGGATCCTTAAACTCTCTCTGAAAAACAATCTTCTGTTTGTCGGTTGGTTTCTGAGCCGTTGCTGGGTCTTCTTCTATGTCTGTCAACACAAAAGGATTTGTGGTTGTTGGATCCAGCTTGGTCTTGTCATATTGTTCTTGGTTTCTTGTCTCGAACACAGAACCCTGTGCTGTGTCCACTTCAAATGAAATGTTTACGTTTGACAGATACCGTTTGAATGGAACTTTTTGCCCAGGCGCAGATGATCCCAAAATAAAACCACGAACAATAATGTTGAAGCTGTATTTGATCAAGCGTTCCGAATCGGTTATGTCATCGGAGTTGTCTTGGGCCTGCAACCCTGGCTCTACAGTCGCAGCAAACCAATAACCCTTGTCCGTCGTAAGCTTGAAACCCTTACCTGGAGCGTTTTGTGCTCCCAGAAAAGTTTCAATCATGTAGTTCATGTGTATTGTGTACGAAGACCAAAAAACAACTTCGTATGTTGCTGTAAAAAACTGGGGGAATGGAATCTTGATGATCTCGTAAATGTGGTTGGCCCGCTGAGAGTCGAGGAGCATACCAGCACGCACGCTAGGGCGTCTAGCAGCCCCATTGGCGCCTTCTCTTAATGTTGATGGGGGTGAGGGTGTTCCGGGTATTCCAAGGGCGCTAATAAGGCTCTGGTAGTCTTTGTCGGACTCATCAAACCTTCTCTTGATGGTCAATTCACCCAGAAAGACATCCCCGTGCTGTTGTTCCAAACCAGTTCTTCTGATTGCAATTGCTGGGAGGAGGAGGGCTCCGGTTTTCGTATCTCGAAAAGGTTTCAGTCTTTTTGCAAGGGCGAATCTTTCCCCTGTGGCAAAGATAACAAACGGTTTCTTGATGTTGATTTGTTTCTGCTGACCAGTAACACCCTGGAACTCTCGGAATGGGATTTGTTTGTCAAACAAAGAGTGAACAGAAATATCGGCATCTTCCAGTCCGCAAGAGGGGATGTAAAAGGTCGAAGGATCATTTCCTTTGAGATCGTAACCTGTTGGAAGTTGTTCGGCCCCTTCAAGTTCCGGAATGTTGTAACGTGTTACCATTGTTTATTCGCCTTATTCGTCGTAGATTCCCAACTTTGGAGGGAGTGGATCGTTGTTAAACGAAGCTGTTTCATCTCCGTTCACATTGTTGCTATCAGTTGAAGGTTCAACCTTTTTGGCACCTGTTCCAAGGGCAATAGGAGCCATTTGGTTGTCCAGCCGTTCCCGCATATCCCGTTTGTCTCCAGTTGATTCTCCTGTGCTCGTGATAGGCAAACCACGCTGTTGTTCAAATGTCAGTTGTGTTCCTTCGGGGGCTGTCCTTGGAATGTTAATGTTTGGAACAGCAAATTGCGAAGCACGAACATTTCGTGCCGTCACTTTCCAGGCAACGTTGTGCTCAGCAAGACCGAAAATGTTCTTGTCAGCATTCACAACTGTAAGAATCTCATACAAAGTGTCATCGTAAGAAAACATGTCACCTTCACTAATCACAACACCTTTGTCTTGAAGATCCTTGTATTGAAACAACACATCAACTCTAGCCTCAATGTCAGGCCCAAATGATGTTGTCTTGCTGGAGAATTCTGGCATTCCTACCAATGCGGGAATTTTGATTGGATTCTCAAAGATTTTTTCAACCGCTTCGTTGTAAACACCATGAACAAGACTCTTTGTGTAGGAAATTGGGTAATAGTGAACAACCTGACCAACAACATCCTTGATGAATTCTTTGGTCAAATCATTAACGAAATCAATTTCCTTTTGGCCGATGAACAGTCTTGCCATTTGTTAGTTCACTCTTCTGGTTCTGGCTGCTGGAATAAAAGGTGTTGAAGTAGCTTCTCTGTTCCTCTTTTTCATAGAAGAGAAGAGTTGATCGGTTTTTTCCTCTCCCTCTTTTCTTTCTTGATCAAAGACTCCGGCAACTTTTTCTGCGGTTGCTGGATCCACACCGAGCTTTGCAATATCTTGTGGAGAAGGTGATTTCATCGCAGAAAGCAGTGTTGCTTTAATTTTCTCTCTGACTTCTGGGGTCAGTTCGGGCGCTGCCTTTAGTGCTCTACCAGCAGCTACCATTGTGTTGAACTTAAACAACTCAACAGGATTGATAGCTTCCTTCAACACAGCTTTGATAATCTGCTTCAGTGTCTTTTTCATTGGTTCACCTGTTAGAAAATAGAGATTGCATATTTTGGTGGGATGGGCACATATGAAAGTTGTTTCACCATTTGTTCAGCTTTATTAGCTTCTCTTTCGGCAATCTTGTCGAAAGTCAGGTTGTCCAATGTTTCTTTCAGAGAAGTGAGAAGTTTGTCGGCGTCCTCTCTTCCTTGTGAGATAAGGTCTTCACCATTCAAGGAAAGATCAGCACCTGGGATTGGCAATGACTTAAACTTGGATCGAATCCTCCCCAGTTGAATTGTTGAAAGAGCAAGTGTCATCTGAGCAATCCAGTTTCTGCTCCAAACGTTCAAGGAGTTGTAGTTCAATGGACCGAAAGGGGTATTAAATGGACCATTCACTCCGTAAATCTTGTCATCTTGGTAAGAACCAGAAACACCAGAGCCAACAGTTGAATAAGAGGAACCACTTGCGACAAGAGTAGAAGCGAGAGTTGGAAAAGGTTGTCTGCCAAACCTAACTCGCATCCACAATCTGTTGTTGTAAGTTGGAACCATGTTGTTGGGAGTTGGGAAAATACGGATTTTCCTACCAGAAATTCGATAAGAGTAGTGTGATCTTCTTACCTTGCTGGCAGCCTCCAACATTCCTGCTCTCAGCACATCTTCAAACAACGGAAGAACATAGAATCTTGTGTCGGGGATATAACTTTCAACGGGCAAACCTGTTGCAACAAAGTTACTTGCAAGGTTACTGTTGAAAACATATTGGACCGGAGCGTTGTGATAGACTTCCAACACTTCCATTGAACCAACAGATCCAGAGGGTTGCAATGACCAAATTGTTGCTCCATTTGAATCTACAAGTTCGGTATAAAGGTCATAATCCTGCCTTCCAGAAACCATTGGAATATATCCGGAATAAGTCTGTTCGTCTTGAGAATAACCAACCAGCCCAGCATAAGGGGAGGCTAGTGATTTGAGGAATTCAAGGTTCGGCTGAACGTACATGTCTGTGATGTTGATGTTGTTGACATTGTTTCCATCCAGTGATCCTGTCGGCATTCCCAAGAGAGAGGACAGGTTGCTCTTGTTTTGATATTCAACCATGAGAGCATTCAGTTCTCTGGTTGCACGTTCAAAGTTATCCCAGATCATTGGTTTCGTAAGTTCAACACCAAGAACATCTTCACCCAAAGCTCTCAGCACAAACGTTACCATGTTGTCTGCATCTTGCTGGAACAGCGTGCACTTGTCATACAAGCCAAATGACGTGGGTCTAAGAGTTGTGTTGAAAGTAGATGCCATGATGTTCTGTAACTAGAAAACAAGAAAGGGATGGAGTCGATTTAACTCCATCCCTTTCAGGGGTTTTGTTTGCTGTCTAACTTACTTCTTTTTTGCAGGAGCAGCAGGCTTTGCTTTTGCGGCAGCAGCGGCAGAACCACGACGATAGCCTTCGCGGAAAGCTGTCGCAACGGCTTCTTGAAGTTGTTCTTCCATCTTGGAATCACCGCATTCTTCCACTGGTTCAACTGGAGAGCCTTCGGTGACTGTGTGATTCATCTCTGCCATCGCTTCTTCGGCTGCTTCCCGAATAAGAGTCTTCAACTGTTTGACTGTAATCTTCATGTTTGTTATTCCTCCTCTGGCTTTATCGCCGTACCGAGTAACTATCGCGCAAAGGGCTATTTACACGCACAGGTAAGGAGAAACAAAAATGAAAGCAAAAGTAAGTGGTCAGTACCAAGGCTCAGGCGGCAAACAATCCATCGAGATTGATGGTTCGGTGGAAATTGTTGGACTTTCTGAACTCTTCCTTCGCGCAAAAGCACTCGAAGAAACAGTCGCTGAATTGACTTCCCAACTTCAGGCTTCTACTGAGGCGCTTGAAGCTCTAAAGGCTCGTGTGGTCCTCTTGGAAAAAGAAGAGGAAAGAGAAGCCAAGGAAGAAACACTCGCTCAAGAAAAAGCCATTGTTGACGCTTCTGTCAAAAAACCCTCCAAGAAATCATAAACTTCTCCATCCCCAAGTTGGCTAAATCCACTTCCGGAACCTCCGACATCGACATGTCTATCTCCTGGATCGAAGACTAAATCCCCCACATCGTCATAAAGGCGTTTATACGCCTTATTACGGCTTCCAAATCATTTCAAGCCACTCTCACCCGTTCGAGATATTCTCGGGCGCTAATAAGGCGTATAGAGCGATTTACTAGATTAGGGTTCTGATAGCATCGACCAAATCACCTCGCACATAGTCATCGGTCTCTGTTTCCAAGGCGTCGATCAACGGCCTCAAGGCCCAAAGGCGGGCAAGGGGCCAAATGGCTGCAACTCTCATCTCAACGTCCGCTGGATCGTTTAGCATCTTGGTCAAACAGACAACGGCTCTCTTGGCGAGGTCTGGCTTTCCGTGGTCAACAAGCCCGAGCAGTCTCGCACAGATTTCTTTGACATGGATGTGGTCTGGGGCTGCTGACTCAAGCCATGTCTCAAGCAGAATAACTCCTTCAAGCGTGTTGGGCAGAAGGTCAAGTGCTTCTGTTGCTGCGTCAAGAACGTCTTCTCTTGGGAACTCTTGAGCCCTGGCAAGGATGCTTGGTCCTGCAACTGCTGCGTATGGCTGGAGTTTCTTGATGAGGGAATGACGATGGTCTGGTGTCCACAGCCTGCCTCGATACGCCAAGAACCTTGCAAGAGAGTAGAAATCCTCTGGCGTGGAAGGGTTTGATGCCAGGACAACCTCGGGTGGTGTTTTGTAGTCGATCTGCTCCATAACCTTACGATCTTGAGTTCTGGTTATAGGGTTGTCAATGAGAAGAGGTGAGGAGCAGGAGGAAGAGGGAGTTGGGGAAGTAGTGGAACATTACCAAGTAGAGGCAGCCAAGGGAGGTACTATTCTTATCTACCTCTTAGCCCAGCAGCCTCCGGGTCAAAGTCATCAGGGAACTTGGTGTTTTGGTCGTAGATTGCACCCGAGAAGTCTACGCGCCTCAAGTCTGTCTGAGTGAAGTTGGTCCCTCTCACATCTGCCCCAGAAAGATAGGCCCCTGTTAGAGTCACAGAGGCAAGGTTCGCATCGTTCAACTGTGCCTCTCTAAGATCAGCGTTGGAGAAGTCGGCAGACCTCGCATTGGCCCCAGACAGATTGGCAGCTCGGAGGGATGAGTTGGAGAAGTCCACACCTCTCAAATCACACCCACTCAAGTCGGAATCAGACAAGTCTGCTTTGGCGATGTTGCTGTCTGACAAGTCAGAACCAGAGAAGTCACCACCAGACAAATCCATTCCAGACAGGTCAGAGAGGTTGAGCACTTGGTCGGAAAGAGGTTCCATCTGTGCCAATGTGTCAAACACATGTTTCCTTACAAGCTCTGTGCGACTAACCTTAGCTTCTTTGATGAGAGACTTGATGAGAGACTTGAGATGCTGTTTCATGGTGTTGATTGTAAGTAGCCACAAAAAGCCGAAAGGGAAGAAGACTCTTGCCCTCTTCCCCCTCTAAGCTATTGCTGGTTTACCAGCGGGTTGTTCAGATGATGTTCATGTCCAACACGGTCACGGTGGCGTATAGAGCGATTTGAGTTTGGGGGAATTTGCATAGTGCGGTCTTTGGGAGTTGGTGGAAGTTCTTAAGCCCGTCCCAACTTCCCTTTAAGTTCTTTGATTTTTTCTTGGTATCTGGATTCCAGTTTCAACAAGATGTTTTCTTGAATGTTTTTGATGATCCCTTGCACGGATCGCCCCCAGTTTGCATCAACCCATTTGGGTGCGCTGATCGCTGCATGATTCAGTTGGGCTTTAAGACTATCAATCCCTTCCGTGTCCATCCCAAGCTTTCTTGCCAAATTCTGCAATGCAAACATGTTGCCGTTACTAAAACCGCCAGCATCGTTTGAAAACGCTCCAAGCCATTTTTTCCATTGATTCTCATTAAATTCCGATCTTGGTGTTTGTGCCAAGTTGTAGGTAAGAGCACTATACAACGAATTCAGGCTGAGAGCTTTGTTTTCTTCTCCGCTTTTTTCCTTATATTGTTGGTAGGCATATTCCAAGCTGGCCAATTCATCCTTTTCTTTTCCCCGCATACCAACACCAGCAGCCACCTTGTTCCCAAGGTTGGAAAAAAGACCTTCGTTGATGAATTTGCCTTGAAAACCAGCCTTCAAAGACTCTTTGATTTCCTGGCGAAGAATAGCAACCCTTAGACTTTCAGAAATTGTTTGGTCCAAACTCTTTTTCATTTTTCTCTACTCCGACTTTTTAAGTATTTAGTTGACGGTTCCAAAAGAGACAAGGAGAAGAGAATATACTCTCTTCTCCTTGCTTGTTAGCTTTAATCCTCTACTTTAGAGGACCATTTTTCAACCCACGATATTCATGTCCAAGACTGTCACCGTTGCGTAGAAGTCGGAGCGAACCATCTTCTTTCCGTAACGGGTCATGATTCCCTTGCGTGGAGTGAAGTCCTCTTGTCCGTAGATCACTGGGGTCAGGATCAGAGGAACATAAGGAGCGTAGATGTATCCAGACTCAAGGAAGGTTGAACCTTTGAGACCGAGAAGGATCTTGTTCACTGGGAAGTAAGGGTCAATGAAGACGCTGTAACGACCATTCACTGTACCGACTGCTTCTGCACCGATGCTCATGTTGTCACGAACTTGCCCATCGCTGTCGATTTTGTAGTTCGCACGGTAAGCAACAGTTGCTTCGAGGATTGTGCCGACTTCTGGTGAGCACACGATGAAGTTACCGGAACCACGGAGAGTCTTCTTGTGGATGACGTTCGCAGCGTCAGTGATTGTTTCAATCAGTGTCTCGTACCATTCACGACCAGTTCCTTGGAACTGTGGACCTGGGTAGACAGTGCTTGTACGAGCGACTTCTGTACCAGTTTGCTTGTTCACGAAGCGGCCTGGGGCGCGGCTCCAGAAGTAGTTGGCAGCGGGTGCTTGAGTCAAGAGGTCGTTCAGTATCCAGAGTGATCATCTCACTGAGGATGTTTGTGAGTTCTGCTTCCACGTCGAGAGAGTAGAACGCTGTGAGGTCTTGTGCCATTTCTGGGGACCAACGAGCGCGCAGTTTCCTTGTGGTTGCTGTCACGGAAACGCTGTCAATTTTGATGTCAACGTCTGGGATCCTTGGGCTTGCATCAACCGCGAAGTTGGGTTCGAAGCTTGGGATTGTCAGAGCAGAACCATCGGAGTTGACGGAGAGTTGGTCAGCAATTGGGCACGAAGCTGTGATTGCGGAGAGACCACCACCGAGACCTGCGTTTGGAGTTGCACCCACTGGAGGTGTTCCACCTTGAGGCAGAGCCATCGCAAACATCAAGTGTGTTCCGTTGAACGCATCTGGAACGAATGTGCTGGATGTGCCGCTGTCTGTCCAGTTACCACGCTTTGTAAAGCGACGGAAGTTCAGAACTCCTTCGCCCTGTTGGTAGGTTTGTGGAACAGAAGTAAAGTTGGAGCTAGAAGCACCCAGACCAACGATTGCAATTTGTTCAAGGGAGTTGAGGTCTGCACCGTTGACGGCTGTTGTGAGAGCGGAAGCGGAAACCACCATGAAGGTGAAGTCCAGAGCGTTCACATCAACGTCTGTGGAGAGGGTAGGATCGTAGTCAACGAAACGAGCGTTGTAGCCAACGAAACCTGCGGAAGCAGACACGGAAGAACCGGAGAGCCAGGATGTACCACCGCTCCATGTTCCGAGAATAACTTCGTCTTGAGCAAGAACACCACGAACGTGAACTTTGGAGTAACCAGAACCAATCAGGTTATACTGACCACCGGCAGCCAAGCTACCAGAGGTGCGGATTGTAGAACCGGATGGGTTTGTGTAAATGGATTGTCCGCGACCGTAGGTTGCAGCGCCTGGATCAGAACCAACAGCGAATTGGTTTGCGCTTGTGCCTGCATCGCCACCGACGTATGAACCGTAGGTGTAGTCCAGATAAAAGAGCAGACCGCTAGGAAGGCTCATTGGCTGAACAGAAACGATTTCATTGGCAACAAGACCAGCAAACACCCTGCGGACGATTGGGAATGCGACGTTTGTGAAACCAGCAACTTGACCGGAAGAAGCAAGCCCCGCTCCACCTGTGGAGAGAGAAAGGCTTTCGTTCAACATAGAGCTTCCGCCCTTGAGAACTTCTACCGCTTGGTTTTCCAACAGCCTTGCCATCTTCTGGCGACCAGCAGTAGACAAACCTTCGAGAAGACCAGTTTTTGACCATTTGCTGACGATTCTCTCGTCTGCTGTGTTGGCGGTCCTTTGGATACCTTCTGCCAACTGTGAAAGTGTCAGATTTCTTGACATTGTTTTATTTCTCCCTTTATATCTTTCTGTGAATGCGTGTGAGCTAACTATGGCTCATTTTGTGGACTTCTTCACACCAGCAAGCATTTGCCAGCGAGAAGTGTCGAAGCTGGGTTCAGCCGCAGTTGCTCCGAGCATTCTGGAGCCCTTTCCAGCAGATTCGGACAGAGTGTTTGCACTCTTGGCTTTGTCCAGAACCCTGGAAATGCGGTTGTAAATTTCCTTCGCTTCGGAGATTGTTTGGGCCTTGTCGAGGTACTCAACGATTTTGCGCTTTTGCGCCCCGGACAAATTGTCACGCACAAACAGTTTGTTTACATACAAAGACCTTGCAGTCAGGACTTGTGTTTCAGCCAGTTGACCACGAAGAATCTTGTTTTCTTGCAATGCGGAAACGGCTTTGGGGGTTTTGCCTCCCTTTGCTTTGGCAGATTCAGCGAGCATTTCTTCTTCGCTGTGTTCTTCCTCTTCGGAACCTTCTTCTCCACCCATGCCGAGATCAATGTCATCCAAACCGCCCTCTGCACCAGCTTCGGCACCAGCAGAGTCCATTGGTTGACCATCAACGGAAACATTCACGTTTTCAACGCTGCTTCCATCAACTCCATCGAGATCAATGGTGAGAGAAAGGTGATCAGCCATATCTTCTTCTGAATCACCCATTGAAACTTCTTCTTCACCACTTGGGACTTCAACTTCTTCTTCTTCTGCACCAACAGCAAGTTCGGATTGTTCCTTGAGAGCCTTGATGCGAGCGCGAATCTTCTTCGCCTCAGCAACAACTTCCTCGTCGGAAATTTCCAACATCATGTCATCTCCATCAGAGATAACTTCCTCTTCCTCTTCTTTTCCGTCGTAGCCCATTTCAGCCATCATAGCGGCAACTTCCTCTTCCAGTTGTTCGAGAAGAGATTCACCAGAAGGCTTGCCGGGCCAGTCTTTCTTTTCCTTGGTAGGGAAAGGAGCCTTTTCAGCTTCTGCCTTTGCTCCTGCTGTGTTTCCAGAAGACTTTTTGGCATGTTCGTCCGAACCGCCTTTTGAGTCACCCGCAGGGCTGACTTTTCCTACGTTGTGTTCAAAACCTTCCGCACCCTCAAAGAGTTGACGGAGCAGAGCTTTCACTGATGTGTTGTTTGTTGCCTTAGACATTGTTTTTGTACCCTTTGTAAGCGGAATTGCGAGATAACTATTGATAACAGCAAGGTTTTCCCGCAAAAGACCAATGCGGTGCTCTTCAAGACGAAATGTGCTGTTAGAAATCAACTTCGACTTGTTAAGTTTTTCCAAACCTTCGTAAAGACGGAACAACTCTTTTTCGTAAGCAGCCATCTTTTTTTCAGACAGAGGAGAGTTCCCAGGCTTCCTGAGAGCCAGGATTTCCTCTTCCTTGGCCTCAATCATTTCTTTCAAAACTTCATAAGCTTCGCTCATCATTGGAGCTTGTTCGCCAGGAGCAGGCATCTCTTCTGTGTTGGCAACAATCGGTGGTTTCGCTGCTTGTTCCTTGATGAACTTTGCAACAACCTTGTGGATTTCTGCCAAAGGACTTGGAGGTGGCAGTTGTTCTTCTTCTGGGGTTGGTGGTGGTGGAGGTGTTTCCATTCCAGGAGCAGGAGTTGAAGCAGCGGGTGGCATTCCTTCCATTGCAGCAGCCATTGGATCAGCAGCCGGTGGCTCCGACCCAGCGGTTGGAGGAACTTCTGAAGTTCCTGTCATTGCCGGGTTGATTTCTTTTTGGAAGAGAGCATCCACCGGGATAACAATTTGCTGTTCCCCAGCAGGACCAACATCAATCTTTCCAAGAACTGGTGAGCCTGGAGAGACGATTGGGGGAGAAGCGGCAGAGACTGCTGGAGGCATGGAAGGCATACCTGTCCCAGCCATTGGTTGTGGAGGAGCCACTTCCGCCGATGTTGGCGTGGGAGAAATTGGCCCCGTTGCCCCAGCGTCTGGACTTGGAGCAGGAGGAGCAGGAGGAGGAAGTTCTTCGGCTGGGAGTGGATCTTCCTGCTCCAGAATTATTCCTGAAATTTCTTTGTCGATCATTTGCTTGATCACTGGAGCAACAGCTTCCAGCACGGCTGCTTTCGCTTCTGCTGTTGCTGCCTCACGAAGCTTTTTCGCTTCAATCAAGGCTTCTTGAAACAATGGGGTTGTTGACATTATGTTCTCCAAAAACTAGGTATTTCTCAAAACTCACACTGGACGTGGGAATTGTCCTCTTGCTGCTTCTGGGGATGTTCCGTTGGTTGCACCAGAACCGACACCAAGCTTAAAACGTCTAACAGCACCAACGTTTGTCACTCTGGTAAGAGCGTCAGTGTTGCTGTGCGCCTCATTGGCAGGGTTGTCCAAGTTGACTGGTCCGGAGTTGACTGGTCCGGCTTGCAAAACTTGAGTCGAAGTGCTCAAAATGCCACGCAAAGCATTTGGATCCACACCGTTGCCTTCTCCTGGGGAAGCAATTGTTGGAGTAAACGCATTTCCAAGCTTCAACCTGTTTCTTTCTTCTTCAGAAAGATCAATTGGTTTTACTCTTGGTTCAACATATTCAGGACTTGTTGCTTGCGGACCTGTTGGTGTAAAGTTCCTTGCATATTGAGGAAAATCAGGGTTTTGACCATTTGCCCCAGGTGTTGCAAAGTCTTCTGGTCGTGCCATCAAGGCACGAGCCTCTTCGAGAGCAACCCGTTGCTGCTCTGCGGTGATGGGTGATCCAATAAAAGCAGCTTGAAGGCTTGTTTGGTTTCGGACGCCGAGTGTTCCAGCAGCGGGACCAGTTCCGTATCCGGTTCTGGATGGGGGTGATACGTTAGACTCGTATTTTGGTGGGGACATGTGTCATAACTCCTTGTTTGTATGGAGTAACTATGACAACTGGGAGGGATTAGAAGGAATTGTGTTTGTTCATTCCTGGAAGCGAGCCACCGCCGGGAGCAAAACCACCTGGAGGTCTGTTCGTAATTGGCTTGTTGAATGCAAGTCTTGCCCAAGGCGAAACAGCACCCTCATTCAACATTCCAGCGGGTTGAGGAGGTTGAAAGTTTGGATCTCTTGGAGGAAGAGGGTTTCTTGGAACCATCTGCTGTGGCTGGAAGGCTTGTGGCATTGGAACGTGTTGAGTCTGTGGAAAACCAAATGGTTGTTGTGGGACAGGTTGTTGGACCACTTGTTGAAACATTGGAAATTGGTTCAAACTCACACCTTCAGCAACAGCGTTTTCTTGTGCTTCTATTTCGGGAATGGTTCGCATCATTGTGTCCATGAAAATCTCATTCATGACAGATGCTTGTTTTGGATTTCCTTTTGCCGCAGCGATAGCAGCAGCTTGGATTCTTGGATCAACAGCAGGTTGTACCATCATTTGCTGTTGACTTTCCATGACAAGATTGGTAAACATGCTGTTGAAAGCACCTTCGGCAATCAGTTCTCTGAGACTTTCTTTGACAACAGACTTAAATTCTGACCTGGAAATTTTGAGACCTTTGCCGTTCGGCGTTGTTGTTTGATTTGGCTTCATGTTATTTCTTCCTCATCGAGAGAATGTCGTTTGCTACTCGATCTACCAAGTCAGCTTTAGTGAAAACCTTCCGAACGACTGACGGATCACATTCTTTTGCTTCGGCAAGATACATGAAAGCTTGTGGAGTTGATGGTTCGCTCACAAAATCCCAGCAAATGATTTGAAGATCTTCTTGAACAACGTTGACGTTGTTTTCTTTCTGAAGGGAGCCAAGTGCTCTGCTGGAGATTCCTGGTCTGCACTTCCTACTGATCAACGCTTCGATGATTTTACCAGAAGGAGTTGGAAGAATTTCAACTTTGCCATAAACCACATCGCCTTCCATCCAAATTTCTCTGATGACATGGGAAATGTTTTTCATGTTCACGATTGGTTCGTTCGCATGATCCAACTCGCCAAAAGCTCTGTCCTCTCTGATGAGTTTTTCATAGTTCCGAACCTCTCGCTGGAGGATGTCCCTTGGGTAGACTCTTCCATTTTGATTCAGGGTGTTTGCTTTTTGAAGGATTCCTTTAAGAATCAATGGCTTGCCTTCAACGTAGTTGTTAACAGCTTCATCATCATATTCAAAGCTGGCAACTTCTTTCAAAAGAAGGGTTTTGTTGTTTGTGGTTGTCATGGTTTTTATTTCTCCTTGAGTTCTGATTCCAACTTGGAAACACCAAGGTAGAAACTGACTGTTTCTTCCGAAAGAAGATCAGTGTTGGAATATTCCTTCATCAACAAATCATTGATCGTGTTCAGTTTCTCGGTGAGAATTTTGTCGTTTGAAAACTCATGAAGACTTGCAGCCAGGGTTTTTGAAAACCTTGTTTTGACAGCAGAAAGACTTTCCAACAAAGCACGTCTGGAGTTTTCGTCTTCCTTCGCAAACACAAAGAGGTTGATAATGTTTTTCTGCTCTGGATTCAGGTGAGCATATTTCGCATTAACTTTTTCGGTCATGATGCTGATGACGAGTTTGTCTATGTCACCTTCAGTCATGTTTGTTGCGGCTTCTGTCAAAGAAACTGTCGGTTGTTTGTTAGACTCCAGCATCCACTCAACCAAGCGGTTTTCCAATTCAACCGTTTCTGCAACCAAGGAAACCGATTCCGTTAGGGCTTGATCTCTCCAGGTGTTCAGAAGAACTTGAATTGTTGCAAGCTTTTTATACTCGACAATGTTCTCATCGAAAAAGCTTGGGCAGTTGAGCTTGTTTGTCACTTCAAGAACAAGTGCTGCCTTTTCCAGATCAAGTCTCGCTTGGCTTTGGTACTTGACAGAACCCCTAACCCTTTCAATCAAATGATAAGCTTGTTCCGGGGTTTTTACGTTGGCCTCTGACAGCGCCTTGATCAGCTTCAATTCCTTGAAAATGTCTGTGGAAGGATTGAAACTTTTCTTCAAAAGCACTTTGGCTTTTTGGAGGTCGGAGTCTCTCCCATCCAGCACAGCTTTGCCAATGTATCGAACAAAGAACTCATACAGGAGTCCAGTGTTCCGCTTCTTATTGTGCTTGAGTTTTTGCATGGTCTAAATGCGGATAACTAGAACTATTCGCCTGAATTCGTAGGATCTGGTTCACCAGCCAACCCGAGCAACTCGTTCATCATATCCTCTTCTTCTGTTCCAACTCCTTGGATCCCTTTCTGGTTATCCTCCACACCCTCAGACATAATCACTTCATTCCCAGGGTTTTTCACTCTCAGCGCCTCAGCCAACCCCCTCAAAGAAGATTGCAACTCTTTTGGAAGACGCTTTCCAATTCTCCTTGCCTTCTTCTCTTCTTCCTCCAACATAAACTTCCTGGTTCCAGCGATGTCATAGGGATCCTTGGAATATCTGTTGCCCGTAATGTCCAACATGCTCTTGAAATCTGGAAGAGAGAGAGCACGGTTGCCGGTGAATTCTTTACTACCCCCTCTATCCCGCTTAAACGCCTTATCCAGGCTGGGTGTTGGGTTGAACTTAATCGGGGTGCTTCCACCCTTTTGAACGCCCTGGTTAATCCCCTGGGTGCCTTTACGGGCCTCCTCTCTTGCCTTGGCAATGGCAGCCTGATGCTTCCGTTCCATTTCTTGGTTTTCAATTTCCAGACTTCTGACTTCTTTTTGATCAGGAGCAAATGGAGAAGATGGAACCTCGTAGTTTGCTTTGTCAAAGATATCGACACTACTCTCCATGCTTTTATCAAACACCGGGTTCTCCAAAATCATCTTCAACTCAGCAATTCTAAGTTGATCCTGCTTGGCTTCTTGCCAAATGGTGTTCATTTCCTCTGGTCGGAGACCAAGAATCTCTCTCTGAATCCAAGGGAAAGAAAGAATACCCGTCTCTTTGCCTATCTCCAAAGCTTTGGAGGCTGTTTCGATTTTACTGGAAATCAGTGCGAGTTTTTGTTGGACTGCGACGGTGGAGGGGTTGGAGAATTTCAGTTCAAAGTTGAGAAGATCATCTCCACTGAATCCAAGTGAGTAAAGATGAATCATTGCGAGTTTTTCGAGTTCAGCAACAATGATTTTTTGAAGGTGGGCAATCGTTCTTGAAAACCGAATGTCTTCTTGGGCGAGTGTTGCTTTACTTGAGATTGCTTCGTCGTATGTCAAATAAGCTCTTGGAACCATCAAAGCAGCAATGAGTTTCTTGTGAATGAACTCAATGTCTTCGATGGCTGTTGCGTTTGTAGCACCAGCCAACGATTCAATTTTTGTTAGGCTGTTTGGTCTTGCTGGAAGGTAGTAATCTTCATCAATAGCAAGAGGGTTGTAGCGAAAATCTTGTCTGCCTTGTTGTTGTTCAATGACAGAAGTGCCCTTCATTGATTCTTTAACGGCTTCCATGTAGGAAGGAATATCATTCGGCTGAATTGCAGTGACATCAACATAAAAGACCCTCCGCTCTGGTGAACGAACAAGTCGGTAAACCAACATAGAATCTTCCATCATAATGAGTTGACGGAATGGCCTTCTGGCACTCTCCAGAAAACTTGTTCCATATGGCAAGAACAAATCATTCCCCAGAATCCTGAAGTGAAGCATTTGCCAGTTTTCCAAATACTTTCCACCTCTTGAAACAAGTCTAAATCTCACCGCATAAGGATCGTTGCGATCAAACCCTTCTTCTCTTTCCACTTCATTAACAGGAAGAGGTTCACAGTTGATCACTCCATAGTTCGGAACAACCTCAACATACATGAAGTAATCTCCATTCTTGACGAGGTTCCGGATCATCCTTCTGCCGTTGAACTCAATGTTCATTACATCATAGAAGAGTTCTTCCAGAGCCTTTTGAACTTGTTGGTTGTCACTATAAATGTGGAAAGTGTTTCCGTTTTCGTCCGAGGCACAACTTTCATCAGCATAGATGTTTAGTGCGGTTGCAATGTCTGGAAAGTTCTCCATTTCGGCAAACTCGGCGTATCGACTCATGCGATCAAGAACGCCGTAGGCACCAAGAACAGAGAATGGCGAAGCTTCTTTCTTGAAGCCAGAGGCGCCATAATAACCAAGGTTGTTTTGGACGACTTGGTTGTCGTAATAGTTTTTGTAGTCTTGTCCCTTAACCTTCCGTCTAATTGCTGGGCCTGATCGAAAGAGTCTTGTTAGACGTTGATAGAAGGTTTTTTCTTGCTTTGCCATGTTGTTTACTTATCCATATGCCTTTGTCAGAACTAGCAAAAGACAGAATCGCATACGTTGCAGCGTATGTGCAGGATTCCATTACCGATTGGTTCGTCCTAAAGATCGAGATTATCAGGGCGTTTGGTAGAAATGACAGGAAGAAGTTGGGAATGAGCAAGAGACATCCCAGCACTGAGAAGATGTTTGTCAATGAAATAGACAGGGAAATCATGGAGTATTGGGAGCTACTTACGGGGGTAAAACCCTTTGTAGATGAGACAAAACTGCATGATCCAAATTGGGTTTACAGACCATCTGGATGGAGACTGCCGGAAATCAATGAAAAACGCAAAGCAGAACGACAAGCGGCCAAGTCTTCGAAAAATCATTCTGGAGCAGGATGATTACGATTTTGGGGATTACAGTGATTATGGGACTGGATATGGCGGGAGTTATTCCGATTCTTCCACTGAAGGGTCTGGAAAAGGACTTGCGAGGATAACAAGCCGTGAAGCTCTTCCCGGACTTCTCATGTCTCCAGTGGTTGACGTTGCCAACGCCTTCAAAAAGTTTGGTGCGAAAGTGGGAACGAAGGCGGCTGGAATCGTTGTCTCTACTCTCACACAAGCTATCGCTGCCGTTATGCCGTTCAACAATCCCTTGTCAGTAGACTATGTGGATAGAAAGTTTCGTTTCTGGGACACCAAAGCTCTCGCTTTTATTGAGAAACAGTTCCAAAAAGAAACAGCATTGATGAGGCAAGGTTGGGAGACATTCAAAACGGATTTCTGGGGCTTGGGTTTTGTTGCTTCTCCGTATGATATGGTTGCTGCCGCCATTACCGCAGAAAAGGGAATAGACGCCAGTTTGTCCGTTTTGAATGTTATCACTGGCGGATATGTTGATAAGCTGATTGCCAAAGTTTTGAGGGCGAAGGGTGATCCTGGAACATTAAAGGGATATATTCAACGCCACAGTTGGGGGCAGCGAGCCCAAGAGTTTGCTGGCAACACATATCATCCAGATGACGAGGAGTACAACCCTTTCATCAGGGAGTCCACAGGCTCAAACGATTATGATTCCATGCCACTTCCGGAAAAAATCAACATTCTCAAGAAGGAGTTGGGGGAAGAAGAAGCCAACAAGGTTCTTGGTGCTGTTGCCAATGATGTAATGAAGAGTCCAGAGGGCGAAGAAGCAGAAAAGAAATGGGTAGCAAAAAATCTTCCTCTGGTTGCTGGGGGGCTTTTTACGGCTCTTGATAAAGATTTGAGGGCTGGGGTAGTTCCTGGTGTTTCTCTGCCACAGATAAAGCTCTGGAAGCGATCTGCGGGGTCTTTGGCGCAGAAGGCAGTGATGGATACCATTGCCAAGTCAAAGGTGAAGGTTACTCCTCCCGATGGTGCTCTTGAAGCTGTAAAAACCTTTGTCGATAGAACTGTAACCAAAGCATAAGCTATACAACGTTTTTTCTGTCTTGTTACCATAGGCATGAACATTCCCAACAAGTTTTGGGAAAAGAGGATTTATGCCAAAACGAAGCAAGAAGCAGAATGAAGATGTAGCGAATGAAATGCCGGAGAACATTGGTGATCTGAAACCAATCGTGGATGAGTTTGTTTCCAGGATGAGAAATCTGGAGAATGAGGAGCAACTTCTCAGAGAATCAAAGAAGGAACTGATCGAAGAGTATTCATCCAAGTTGGATACCAAGACTTTGAAGATGGCACTGAGAGTTGTTGATGTGAAGTCAAAGGTTCAGCACAAACACTATTTTGACTTGTTTCTCCGAGTTTTGGAAGGGGACGTGGACGAACAGTCATGAAAAAGCAACTTCGGAAATTGAATTACATCCCAGAGATTTTGTATGAGGCTCCAAGCCGTCCTGGGGAAAAGGTTTCGCCTATTCCTTATGTGGTGATTCCAAAAGACAAGGATATGCCAGCGGGCATCTACATCATGCGTTATTCTCAAACAGGAGAGTATGAAGTTGGAGATGATGGCAAACCTGATGAGATCATGGATGGACCTTATCCCCACATGTTTGTTGACTTCGCCATCCTGGAAGAAGTTATCCATGAAGAGTTCCCAGCGACAAGTTCGGTAGATTCAAGGAAACTGATTGATGCCATTCGTGTTGGTCTTGGCCTGCTTCCAGCAGCCAAAGCCAAAAAAGAAGGTGAGGCGATGTTGGATCGTGTTGTTCAGGCAGCGAACAAAATTGTTGAAGAGAAGATTGCCACACAACAAGAGCGAAAAGAGTTGTACGAGAAGATTATTCTCAATGGCGATGGAGGCGAAAAGGACAAATGAGATTTCATCCGTCAGTTATTGAAAGTATCATTCTTGCTTGCAGGAACTACGGAGGCCACGCATCAGAAAAAAAGCTTAGGGATGTGCTGTCTGCAAAGAGATACGCGGCATATTCTGGGGAGCGTTCGGATGTTGTTCTCGTAGATGCTGGAGAATATATGAAGGCCGTGATTCAACAGGGACGTGCCGTAACTGGCATGGTTCCAATGGCCCTTCACGCCAATGCTTTTGAAAAGATCATGTATCTGTTTGATCTTTACTCAGGATATGACAACGAGCAAAAGCTTAGAAACGCTTTGGTTGCGTTGGATTTGACTCCGTATGAGAAAAAGACGGGTGTTAGCAGCGGCGAAACAATCCTTGTTTTGACAGAAGAATACAATCGAGTTCTTCAAGGGACACCAAAGCGATGAGTTACTCCATAGGCCAAATCATTTATGTCTTGTCTGAAAAGACACAGGTCGTTCTGCCTGGAATTGTTTGTGAAGAAATCAATCACAAAACGCTGGATGGGGTCAAAACGTCTTACCGTGTTGCCATTGGTCCAGCAAACAAACAACGTGTTGTTGATCTTACAACGGTTGATGGTGAGGTCTATGGTGACTTGCAAGAAGTTAGAAACGTTCTCATTAGTCGGCTAACAGCCTTCGTTGACAACCTCTGCAACACAACAAACGAGCGTGTTCAACAGTGGTATGGACAAAACAACGGACAAAAATCTCAACCAGCCACACCAAATGGAAAATTGGATCCAAGCGATCTTATCAACGAGGTTGACTCATCTCAACAGGTTCATCATCAACCAACTCAACAACCAACTCAACCAAGAACAGCCCCAGCACACCACGCAAACGCAGCCGGGAGATTCGCTGATCCAGAACTTTTCTCAAGAGAATTTGTAGACAATGATGGTGTCGTGAAAAAAATTCAAATCAACGTTCCAGGATTCCAAGAATAATGTCAACACCCACAACAACACCGGAAACATTCCCAGTCATGGAAGTCACTTTTGGCCAAGAGGGTTTGAAACAAATCCTTGAAGGAGCAGAAGTTCTTTACAAAGCTGTCAAGTCAACAATGGGACCGTCAGGCAACAACGTAATCATCGACAACGGTCAAACTGCTCCATTTATCACAAAAGACGGTGTAACAGTAGCAAAAAGCATTCGACTCCGCTCCAAAATACCCAGCATCGGTGCTGAACTCATCAAAGAGATTGCTGGCAAAACCAATGAAAATGTTGGGGATGGAACAACTACCAGTGTGGTCTTGGGTTACTCCCTGCTTTTTCAAGGCAACAAAGTAATTTCTGCTGGGCATTCCGCGGTTGAGGTGAAGCGGGGAATGGATTTGGCAACATCCAAGGTTATTGAATGGCTGAAGGAGCACGCAACCCAAGTCAATGACCCGGAACAAATTGTCAACGTTGGAACGATTTCTGCAAACGGTGATCGTTCCATCGGAGAACTATTGTCCGAGGCTATTTCCAAAGTCGGTCAGGATGGAATTATCACAATCGAACCTGCCAAATCCGTAAAAACAACTCTGGATGTTGTCGAAGGTTTGCAGTTCGAATCTGGATTTGTTTCTCCCTACTTTGTTACAAACCAAGAAAAACTCACTGCTGAGTTGAATGATCCATTTGTGTTGATCACCAACAGAAAAATCTCCTCCCTTCAGGAAATTCTTCCGGTGTTGGAGTTGACAGCAAACACCAACAAGCCATTGTTGATTATTGCCGATGAGATCGAGGGTGAAGCTCTTCATACGCTTCTTGTGAACAAAATGAAGGGTGTTGTTTTCTCTTGCGCGGTTAAAGCCCCTTCTTATGGAGAAAACCGAACAGATATTCTCTCAGACATTGCTTTGGTCACTGGGGGCAGAGTCTTTGACTCCTCTTCTGAAAAACAAATTCGCCAAGCCAACCTTCACGACCTTGGAAAGTGCAAGAAGATTATTGTTTCCAAGGGAACAACGACTCTTGTTGTTGACAACAAAGAAAAGAGGAAAGAGATTGACGAGCGAGCAGAACAACTGAGGGCTCTTCTGAACTCTCATGCTGGTCTCGATGAACTCAAGAGAGATAACACTAAGAAACGACTTGCTAAGCTTTCTGGTGGTATTGCTGTGATCAAAGTCGGTGGTTCAACAGAAGTCGAAATCTTCGAGAAAAAAGACCGGGTTGATGATGCTTTGAACGCAACCGTTGCTGCCGTTCAAGAAGGAATTCTTCCTGGTGGAGGAACAGCCTTGTTCTATGCAGCCGAATGGCTCCAAAAAGAAATGACCACAAACGAAGACTTTTTGAAGCTGACTGAGGATGAACTGGCTGGAGTAAGGGTGGTGATTGATGCTGCTCGACAACCTTTGAAAGTCATCGTCGAAAACACTGGAAAAAGCCCAGATGTTGTGATGAACGAACTTCGAAACTACGATAATCGTAAAGCAACAAAGCTCCTTGAAGAAATCTCAGGAAAAACATCGAAGTCGATTGAAGTTGTTGATGTTTCGATCAAAGAGTCATTGGCTGGAAGATTGCGTCAAGGGTATGATGCTTACAATCATGTTTATGGAGACATGATTGAAAAAGGGATCATTGATCCTTTGAAGGTAGAGAGAAGTGCCTTGGAATATGCTTGTTCAGTTGTGGGACTTCTCCTGACAACGAACGCGATTGTTGTAACAGATCAATGAGAAAAAGTCGTGGCTATTGGTGATATTGTAAAAATCGGTTTTGGAAGTGCAATTCATGGGATTGCACCGGACAACGTTCCAGTCTACGACTTGGAAAAGGATGCAGGTGGCAATATTCGATTCGATCTAAATGATTGTGCTTTTCCTCGTCCAGTTGGAGGAGTGAAGGGTGGAACGGATGGAAAGATCACTGGAATGCCTATCAAAGTGCAGCGTGCCTACGTTGAACGCATGTCGGGTAATGTAAAGCCCCTTGGCGGCGTGGACTACATCCTACTCTTTCCAGTTCACTTTCTCCAATATCAAAGAGATGCTTATGTCCAACAGGACCATGTTCATCTTTTTCAGGGAAGGCAGCAATAAACATGAAGAAATGCAGCTTCTGTAGGATTATCCCAACTTTATTTTACTTGGCTGCCGATGCCTTCCTTTGGTCTACACATGCACTGTCAGTCAGAACGAATATTGGACTTTCTGTGTTGCTCGCAACATACGGGTTTGCCTACTACACAAAAACCCAGGGAGAACAAGAAGAAACCGATTTGACAATCAAATTTGTTCGAGAATTGACTTTCGCTCTGGGATGCCTGACCGCCATTCGCATCATGCTCTTGATTGGCTCCCTCAACAACATCTCTTAGTTTCCTTACAATCCTTCCTTGGATCCCTCTTCTGGTTATCTTCCACAAGGCAAGGATCATGCCAACGAGAAAACATGTTAAAACCAATCACTGAGCAAGAACGTGCCGCCTTCACCCTCAAGTTCCAGTTTGAAAAAGCTGTTGAAGAACTTCTTTTGGAAGCAATTGATGCTGGATACCAGGGTTATCTCGATGTTTGGCCTGAAATTTCCAAGTCCAAGTCCTCCGAAGTCCGTATGGAAGTCAAATCCAAAAAGGTTTCATTGCTAGTTGCCTCCAAGTCCCATCCGGATTGTGCTCGTTATCACGTTGTTCCCAGCAAGGGATACAAGCGAATCTCCTAACTGCTGGATTCCTAGTAAAACTGATGTTAGCTCCTGGCGTGAACATGCACACCCAAGGGCAAGCCATAGCATTCATTGAACGACTGTTTGGTCCAGCGAAGCTGACCAATGGTGGTCTCAATGCCAATGTTCATTGCCCCGTCTGTGCCGACCCAGACCCAAACAAAAAGAAGTTGGCAATCAGGACGGATTGCTGGCTCACCAAATGTTGGGTTTGTGGTTTTAAGTCCAAGACAATCTATCCCCTCATTCGGCGCTATAAGCCCGAATACGGCGAGGAATTTCTTGTAACGCTAAATGGTGCGTCCCTGGTATCGGAAGCCGAGGATAATGCCTCCAGGCTCGATTACGGAGCATCTATTTCACTCCCCATTGGCTTCCAACTTCTTGCTGAATGGTTTGATCAAAAAACCAAAGGAGATGTTCCTCTTCACATTCGACAAGCACTGAGGTATCTCACAACGGAAAGAAAATTGTCAGAACGAGATCTTTGGTATTTCAAGCTGGGAGTTACCAGTGTTGACGAGGACTATAAAAACAGAATCATCATTCCTTCTCATGACCAAGAAGGTAATTTGAATTTCTTCACGGCAAGGGGTTACAAACCTTTCGTCAAACCAAAATACTTCAATCCATTTTTTAGGAGGGAGACAGCGGTGTTCAATGAAATCAACATTGACTGGGAAGACGAACTCACAATTGTTGAAGGTCCATTTGACATGTTCAAGGTTAATGACAATGCCACTTGTTTGCTGGGCAAGGAATTGACAATCCAGTGTGCCTTGTTTCAACAGATCGTTAAGCACAACACCAAAGTTCTTTTGTGCTTGGACAACGATGCAATCAAACAAACCCTGGAGATAGCTAAACTGCTTTATTCGTATGGTATTTCTGTCAGAGTGATGGAGTTACCAGAGGGTCTGAAAGATCCTGGGGATTTGAGTTCGAGAGAAGAGTTTCAATTGTTGGTTGAAACCAATACCGTTGAGTACAACGAGATGTACTCGCTAAGAAAGAAAGTAGACAACACAAATGCCAAGAATCGCCTTTTTGTCTGATATCCATTGGCGTGGAGTGACAAGGCACGAAGAATACCATCAAGTGTTCTCTCGTGTTTTTCAAGCTCTCAAAGAAGAGATCAAGCCCGATTACATCATGATTGGAGGAGATATCTTCCACACCAAAACACAATCAATCACACCAGAAGCGATTGATTGCATCACTTGGATGTTCAGAAACCTTGCTGAAATTGCTCCTGTTTATTCCATCCTGGGAAATCATGATGGAAACCTCACCAATGAAAACAGGCAAGATACAATCAGCCCAATTGTTTCAGCCATGAACAATTCCAGAATCACACTCTTCAAGAAGAGTGGGAACCACATCATCCCTGGAACTAATATCAATCTGTGTGTATTTTCTCCGTTTGATGAGGCAGGTTGGAGTATTGTTTCACCAGATGAAGACCTGATCAATGTTGTGATGTTTCACGGCGCTGTAAAAGGCTGCAAGACCGACTCTGATTGGGTTATGACTTCGGGCGAAGTGGAACTGTCAATGTTCCAGCCATATGATTTTGCCCTTCTTGGAGACATTCACAAACATCAGTATCTGGATTATCGGAATCACTCAGGACCAACGAGGAACATGAAGCCCTGGATTGGTTATCCTGGATCTCTCATCCAACAAAACTATGGCGAAGAACTCGTAAAGGGATTTCAGGTTTGGGATATTCGGTCAAAAACCGATTGGGATGTTTCGTTCCACCCGGTTCACAATGACTATCAATACATCACTGTTTCTTGGACGGGAGATGTTGATTCCACTTTGGCAGAAGCACTCATTCTGGTTGATGATAACCTGAAAAACAAAAGAGTGAGAGTCACTGGTGGTTCCTCAACCATTTTTCCCCTGCAAAAGAAACAACTTGCTGATCTTTTCAAGGAAAAGCACGGCGCTGCTGAAATCTTCTTTTCCCAAGACCCGAGGAAAGATGCCGAGCAGGATGAAAAAAGGATTCAAAGCAAGACAACAAGTTTGAGGAATGACCCAGAAGAACTTTGTAGACTTTATGACACTTTCATTGAAACAGACACAAAGTCCTCTTCTTTGAGAGAAGATCAAAAACAAACAGCCAAGAAATTCATTCGTTCAACTCTCACCAAGGTAAGGAACCAAGAAGAGTTGGAAGAGGGCGCTTCTAGGGATGTTGTCTGGAGCATTAAGAGTTTGGAATGGGAGAACTTGTATCGGTATGGGGCCGATGACAACCAAATCAACTTCTCTCGGCTCAATGGAATCACGGGAATTTTTTCCCCAAACAAGACGGGAAAAAGTTCTGTTGTTGGAGCACTGATGTTTGCTCTTTACAACACAACTGATCGCGGCCCTGTGAAAAGTGCCTATCTTATCAACAAAAACAAGAACAGTGGTTCTGCCAAGGTCGTTTTCAATGTTGCTGGGGTGGATTATCACCTTGAAAGAACGGTCACAAAATCAATCAAACGAGGTGGTGTTGTTGACGAAGAAAAAGCAGCAACCAAACTCTCTCTGAGTCGTGTTGACAAAGAAGGCAACAAAGAAGAGTTGCTTTCTGAGAATGCCGACTCCAGAACAGACACAGATAAAGTTGTTCGTAAACTCATTGGAACTTCACAAGACTTTTTGATGACTGCATTTGCTTCGCAAGGAGGAATGAACCGTTTCATCGAAGAAGGATCGACTCAAAGGAAAGCAATTCTGAACAGGTTTCTGGATCTTGATATCTTTGAGAAGCTTCACAAGCTTGCAAATGAGGAGTTGCAAACTTGCAATATCAAGGCAACCAGCTTTGCCGGTTCTCCGAAAGATATTGAGATTTTGGAAGATCGAATTCGGCAGTTGAATGATGAAATTGAGCACACTCAGAGCAAGCTGGATGATTGCAAACCCAGAAGAGACTCTGTGCGTCTTTGGCTGAAAGCGCACGGGTATGAAAAACGTCTTGAGTTGAAAAACAAGGTTAGGCAACTAAATTCTCTTGTTGCTTCTTTGGAAAAGGATTTGGAGGCTGGGAAGCTGGAGTGTCAACGGCTTATTTCTTCTCAAGACAAGATTGTGGCAGAAGCAAATTCCTTGGAAGGTTTTCTGTCGCTTGCGGAAGCTGAAACGGTTTTGGCTGAGAAGTTGAAGGCTCTTAGGCACGAAACGACCATTCTCTCACAGTGTCTTGGTGATTTGGCGGCTGCTCAAAAAGAGTTGTTGAGGAAAGAAGGAAACGTAAAGAAGTTGAGTGTTGTTCCATGTGGAACTTCTTTCCCTTCTTGCCACTACATCAAAGATGCCCACGAAGATCAAGCAACAATCCAAAAGCAAAAACAGATAGTCGATGAAGAATCAAAAGCCTATGAAACCCAAAAGACATTGGTTGAAAATCTGAAAAGAGAAAACGCTGAGAAGGCTTTGGAAGAAATCAGACAGAAAAAAACAAGGCTTCATCAACTTGGAATGGAACAGGTTAGGATTGAGGGAGCAATCAACAAAATCAACTCAGAGATTTCTCTACAGGAAACCAAGTTGAGTGGTCTCCAAGAAGAGTTGAAACAGGTCCAAAGTGTTCTCAGCAACCAAGAGGATTTGGATGAAAAAATCGTTGAAGAACAAGAATTGGAACAAGAGTGCAAGGTTTGTGAAGACAAGCTCAAGGCTCTGTGGTTGCAACTGGGAGCGGCAACAAACAAACTTGAACAAGTAAAACATGACGCAACAAAAATCGCAGAAATTCTGGAGCAGCAGCTTGTTTTCGACAGCATCGTCCGAGCCTTCTCAAAAACAGGCATCCCAGCCTTTGTACTGAAAAACAAACTTCCAGCAATCAACACGCAGTTGGATGGAATTTTGGGTGGAGTGGTTCCGTTCAGACTCCAATTGGAAACCGAGATCGGAAGCAACGCCTTGGATGTTTTCATCGAGGACAGAGACAGCAGGAGGGTTATTGAGCTTGCTTCCGGCATGGAAAAGATGGTTGCTTCTCTTGCTCTTCGGGTGGCGCTAATAAACCTCTCAAGCCTGCCAAGGCCCGATCTTTTTATCATCGACGAATCATTCGGCTCCCTGGACTCTGAAAACTGCGGAAGAGTGATTGAGTTGCTTCAATCTATCAAAAGCAGGTTCAAAACCGTGTTGATTATCACCCATGTTGATGAAATAAAAGAAGCGGCAACAACAATTTTGACTATCAATAACAGCGGGCCAACAAGCTCTATCTCCTTCCCCTGAAGAAACCCCTTGACCGAGAATATTCCACCAGCTATAGTTGGGATGTCTCGGTCACTTCAACTCCTTCAAAGGAACAAATAAATGGCAGTGAATAGTAAGCAGAATCTCGTAGAGCAGGTATATCGTTTTGTTGTCCGCGCTTCCCAGTCTCACTGGGATTCGAATGATCACTTCAATGATCTTGAAGCTGTAGGTCTTCTCAAGACCTTTGCCGATCAACTGACACCAAACGAGTATCAATCTCTCATGAACGGATGGTCCCAAATCCGAAATGATGAGGGAGACGCAACTATGCGTGATGCTCTCGACGCAATCACGGAACGTCTGCAAAACAGCTACGTTACCCACTAACCTTTTCCCGTCACCTAAACCCTAACCCAAAACACAAGGACAAGAATCCTCTTCTTGGTCCCGTTTTGGCATTTTCATCATCAACAAGAAAGAAGAATAAATGCTCGAATTGGTACTGGCCTTGATTACTCTGTTTCCTCACTCTCCCTCCAGAGATTGCTTGATTGCTCGACGCCATCAAATCGCTTCCGTTTTGGAAGCATCTCAGGAGAGATTCCCAGAAATACCACCGGAATTGGTTTTGGCTGTGGGATTCATGGAAACACACAATGGATGTGATCGCAATGAAGGAGGGAACTGGGGCGCCCCTATTTCCAATCAACAACGTCACACAGCAGGAAGACCAATCCAAGCGGCAGCTTCTCTTTGGACTTCGTATGAACGCTGCAACCATTCCTGGGAAGCGGCAACCCGACGATTTCGCACTGGACTCTGCTCGCCATCCGTGCTAGGAACTCCTTATTCCAGGACAGCAGCACGGCTTGTCAGTCGCATTCAAGCGGAAGTCATTCGCAACCAAGAAGATTCTTCTCGTGTTTGCCGAATTGATCCAACGCTTGAACGTTGTCATGCCTGCTAGCCTTCCGTACTAGCAACCCCTTCCCATCAAAGGACAAAGCCATGACCCTTGGTCTTTGTTGTCACTTTCTCGAACAGCACGGTTCTTCCTACCAAAATTCCATCAACGAAAAGTCCATGCAGCTTGGTAGGTTCCGTGCTGGCGCCTACTCCCAATCCTATATTCATAGTCTCTACATCAACAACCTCCAGGAAATCATTCGGCTGCTCCCCAAGCTCGTTTCTAACAACATCAAGTGTTTTAGAATCTCCAGCAGCACCTTTCCTCTGTTCGAGTTCAACAAACAGTTGATCGAAGACAGCAAGGATATTAGAGACCTTCTAAATCGAGCAGGAAGGGGTTATCTGGGCGCTGGAATTAGGGTGACTACCCATCCTGGTCAATTCACCGTTCTAAGCTCAGATAAGCCTTCTACGGTCACGGCAGCTATCACCGAGTTGGATTTTCACGGTTGGGTATTTGATGCTATGGGTTTTCCTCAGACTCCTGAGTATGCCATCAATGTCCACGGTGGGAAATCTGATCGTCACCAACAACTCGTTGCCGGAATTTCCAGTCTGTCTGTTGGTGCAAGGAAGCGTTTGACTCTGGAAAACGATGAGAGTTCTTATAGTGTCCGACAACTGCTTGCTGTTTCTGAAGAAACTGGTGTGCCTGTTTGTTTTGACAGTCATCACCACACCTTCAATGAAGATGGCTTGAGCCTGGAGGATGCTTATGGTCTTTCTGTTTTGACTTGGAAACGTCGCGGCTGTAAACCACTCCAGCACATTAGCAATTCCACACCCAACCTGCCGGATGATAGTTCGTTCCAAGACAAAAGGAAACACAGTGATTTTATCCACCATGTTCCAGAATGCCAGTTGATTGGGCTATTGAAGGATGAAGTTGATGTGGAAGTAGAAGCCAAGATGAAAAACTTGGCTCTGCTGAAGATGCGAGAGATGTTTCTAAAACATCCCGATGTTTAGTTGTTGAGACAAGATTCCACCTCTCGTATTCCTAACTTCAACAAGGAATTTGGAAGTGGTTGTTGTGATGTGAACGCTGAGTTGTTTGGAAGATTGTTTGTCGTTGGTGTAGTATGGATACAAAATCCTCACCGAAACAACATCACCAACCAACTCAAGTGTTTTGTCTGGAGATGATAAATCCACAACCTTGAGATCGTTTCCAGAGAGTTGTTTGACGTAATAAAATCCAAATCCAACTTGGGCGGCTAGGAAACTAGCAACAGCAAAAGAATCAAACTGAGGGCTTGGATCCATCCTTTCCATCCCAGATGAAACCTTGTTCACATAGTCTGTAAGACCTTGTGCAACTTTTTCTTTGGAAACCCCCAGAGCAGAAATAAACTCATCTGTCATTGGAAAAAGCCTTGAAGGTTTCTCCTCTACTGTTCTTGTGGATGGGTTCCAGACGAAGGCGTCCGAATAGCCTGTGTTGGCAAAAGTGTTGCCCCTCAAACCTTTAACACTGAGATAAACCACATCCCCATCTCTCAACCAAATTCCAAAATCAGCAACCGCAGATCCAATGTTGGAAATGGTTTTTCTGAAAGGGTTGATTCCCTTGGGCATGGCCGGGGAGATTTTTTCAACACGTTCAATCTCATCTTGAGAGATTCCCAACTTTTCAATCAAGGAATCCCAGAGCTTTCCTGTTCTGGAAATGGTGGAAGTTGAGAGGTCATTCTCAAAATCGTGTCCTCTGTTTCCACCAGCACCAAACACAACTGGAATGATTTCTTTCTTGTTCGGGGAATGAATCAGGTAGGTGTTGTATTTTCCACTGGAAGATTTCGGGGCGCCTGGAGGGATAACCTCAGTGTCAAATCCTTCCAACGCTTGCTTCATAAGCCCTGAGATGCTCTCTTTGTTGTCTGGGGAGGTGAGAAGAAGACGATAGGCGCCTTTCCTTTTCTGTGGAGCAAGTCGAAAACTTCCATTGGTTTTGGAAATGATTGATTGAAGAACAGAAGAACTGGAAGACGTGGATAGAACTTCCACATTCGAGTCTGTTCCTGTTTCTAAAGGTGTTGTTCCGTTGAGAGTAAGCATGATTTTTTCCGCATCCGTCTCGATACTACGCTCCTCCATGAACAGTATTTTAAGCAGTTTCACTGAGGAATCAGTATTCATTGGTTTCCACCTCAAACATATCACTAGGTATGAAATCCGATAAACACATTGATGTGCTAGAGAATGGAAAGGTTGTTGTTATCAAACCAGCGGACCTGGACAAAATAATTGTTCCCTTCTTTTGCCCAGGTTGCGAGTATCCCATGAAAACGGCTGGGGATGCTTCGTCCTTTAGGAGAAGTGGGAAGTGCGAAATGTGTGAGTTGTGTCAACCTCCAAGAGATAAAACAGATCCAAGGTGGGCTGTTTACCTGGAGAAGCGTCACAGAGCTTTTCTACCCAACCTCACCATGAAATGATCCATAGTTACCCAGCAAAACTATGCCGATTCAACAAAAAGCACGCTATCGAATCTTGGCTGGATTGCTGGATACTTCCTTCGGCAGAGCCTCAGAAAAACACCCTCAATCCAATCACTTTCTCAAAATGACAATGCCGCTCGAAAACACTATCGAGTGTAAAGCTCAAATCATTGTGAACATGGGGGATTCAACCAACATGTATGTCGCTCTCAGAAAGAAATTTCGAGAAGAACTCCTTGACCTCATCAAGAAGCGGTTGGAAAAGATTTCAGAAGAATATGCAGAGGCAGTGAAGCAATCAAATAACAAAGATTTGCTGTCTTACCACAAACAGCCTCACGAAAAACCTGCTGAGAAATCTGTGACTTTGAAGGTGGATAACAGCACCATCCAAGAATGGCTGGAACATATCTCTATGAGTGCTTACAGAACTAACAAGACCTGCATCTATCACCTCAACTGCCTCGTAACAGTCTCATAAAGCCATTTGCCTATTTACAGGCATGGCACTATCAAAAAAAGACCAAGTAGAAGAAATTCTGAAGTGTGGGAAAGATCCCATCTACTTCATTAAGAATTACCTTTACATTCAGCACCCGACCAAAGGAAGGCTTCCCTTCCGCCTCTATCCATTCCAAGAAGAGTGTATTGAATCCTTCCTGGATTACAAATACAACATCGTTCTAAAGTCCAGGCAGCTTGGTTTGTCAACCACAACAGCCGCTTATTGTCTATGGATGGCTTTGTTCCGGCAAGATGCCAACATCCTTCTCATGGCAACAAAACTGGAGGTTGGAAAGGGAATGATCGAGAAGATCAGAACCGCTTTCAAAATGCTTCCAGCTTGGATGTTGAACCTGCTGGAGTTGAAGGTTCCGGATGCTGAGTCTGTGAAGTATATCAAGTTCACAAACGGATCAAAGATCACTGCGATTCCAACATCAAAAGACGCTGCTCGTGGTGAAGCTGTAACTCTTCTTGTAATTGACGAATGTGTCGCTGGTGAAACCCTTATCACTATCAGAAACAAAAAAACTGAATGGGTGAGAAAGGTACAAATAGAACGTCTTTTTGACGAAGAGTTTAATGGGCAGTTGGTTGGTGAGCATCAAAAACTGATTGATGAATGGGAAGTCCTGACGCCAGATGGTTGGAGTTCGTTTTCTGGAATCAAGATGACAGAAAGAGATGAAGTCGTTGAGCTTCGATTCAACGACTCAGAAAAATCATTGGTTTGTTCCTTGAGCCATCAAATCCGACTGAGCGATGGAAACGGCTTCATTGAGGCTGAAGACGCAGTAGTCGGAGGGGAAATGTTTGGTGGTAAACACATAACAAACAAACGAAAGATAAAGCAAAAGACCAAACTCTACGACCTGCTGAATGTAGAAAAAGGTCATCAGTATTGGACGGATGATGTAGTCAGCCACAATTGTGCCCACATCGAAAACCTGGAAGAATTGTGGATGGGTCTCTGGTCTACAGTTTCGACAGGTGGACGCGCAATCGTGTTCTCAACTCCCAAAGGAAGAAACTTCTTCCAACAAATGTGGATGGGAGCAGAAGTCCCAGAACTTGAACCAAACAAGGTTGGACAGATTTGTAAAGGTGTTGGAAAGAACGGATTCCACGGCATCAAACTTCCTTGGTTCGTCCACCCTGAAAGAGATGATGAATGGTTTGATGCTCAATCAAAAGCAATGGACCCACGAGGAATTGCACAAGAGCTTCTTTGTAGTTTTGAAGGGTCCAGCCTCACCTTCTTCTCGCAAGTTTCTATTGACTACGTTCGCAACCTTTCTTTTCCTCCCATCGCCTTCACCGGACCAGCAGGAAAGGGATTGGATTTGCAAATTTGGAAAGAACCCGTAGAAGGGCACCGATATGTTTTGTCAGCAGACGTGGCTAGAGGCGACGCAGAGGATTTTAGTGCCTTCCATGTGTTCGACATAAACAAGTCTGAGGTTGTTGCCGAATACCTTGGTAAAATTCCTCCTGATCGGTTTGGTGAGTGGTTGATTGAGGTTGGCAAGAAATACAACATGGCTCTGATCGTTGCTGAAAAAAACACGGTTGGTATCGCCACTGCAATCAAGCTGCGAGACTCTGGATATCCGAACCTTTATTACGATGAGGATTTGGCCAACAGGATGCTAACCATGACTCCAGACGAGAAGAAGGAATGTCTCCCTGGGTTCACTATTACTCCAAAAAACAGAGAGAAGATTCTGGAGAACCTGGAGCAGGTTATTCGAAACAATCACTTGAGACTTTATTCCACAAGGTTTGTTTCGGAAATGGAGTCGTTTATCTGGAATGGTAAGCGTGGGCAAGCACTCAAAAAGCGACACGATGACTTGATTATGGCAATGGCAATCGGTTTGCAAGTCTTCACCCCAAACGCCGAACAACAGAATTATTTTGATATCCTGGCAGCAAATCAAGGATTGGCGAAAGCTATGCTGGCTGGAATGTCAAGAGGTGGTGGAAATGGCAAGGTGGGTGGGAAGAAGATTCCAAGTTTTGTGAACAAAGAGACTGTTCAATTGGAAATGCAGTTTAGGAAAGAGTTTGGCTGGTTATACTGAACCATGTCACATTACACGGTGCATCTTTTTGGTGACAAGATCAAAACCCTTTGGCAACTTTGTCTTTGCATCAAATGTCGCTTGGCCTAGCCCCATTGCGTCTTCCAAATTGCTTCCGGTAAAATCAACTTCGTAAAACGCAGCGCCAAAAAAATCAACATCCTGCAAATAAGCATTCCTCAAGTAAACTTTGGAAAACGCAGAATGTTTCAAGCCGGTAGCAAACAAGTCAACAGAGTTAAGAACACACTGAACAAAACTGCAACTGTCCATTTTTGCTTCCCTAATTTTGGCACCGCCAAGTTGGCAGCGTGTGAACAAACCTTTGAAAAGCTGGATTTTTTGAAAGGTTCGCCTTTGCGAACCTGCAATTTACGAAGTTTATCCTCTGAATGTTGGCGCCCGTAAAATCAGATCCTGAGAAATCCACGTCTTCAATGATCATGCTCTTTTCACTGAGACCAATGGTTTTCAAGATTTGCTTGTTTTCCATATTGCGAAAATCTGTTCCCTGAAAGTCAGTGAGTTTTTTATCTTTCTCGAACAGAGAAACGATGCTGCCCTTTGGAGTATCAAGAATGCTTGGTTTATTCTTCTTCTCCACGACACTCACGACTTCGACTTGAGCTGTGTTGAAGAACACAGCTTGGTTTGGTTCAAGGTGATGAATAATTTGAAATCCATCATCAACAACTCCATCATATCCAAGGACTTTCCAGAGAATGTAAGACCATTTCCCCGTTGGGCCACCCCCTCTATCCTTCTTCTGGGTAGGTTGAAAATCTGGGTCAACAGAATCTGCACCAGCCAACAGCCTTGTGATATTCCAGATCATTGAACCAGAAAAATTCTGGTTATCCCTTGCTCCTCTTCTTGCATACTCAATCGCCTTTTGCGAAAACCCCGAAGCAACAAGTTTTTCTACGTCTTGCTGGAGATTCTCCGGGGAGTAAGTCGTGAAATCCAATAGTTTTGCCGTTGGTTTTGGTCTGATTACAACAGCGTAAGGTCTATTGGTTGCAAACCTCATGATCTTTCTTCGATCAAGAAAGTAGGCGTAGAAGCCAATGGGAGTCTTGTACTGGTTTTTGAGGTACAAACCCATTCTGGGATAATCCGAGAAGTGAACAAACAAGTTGTCATCTGTCTTGTTTTGTTGTTCTAGGGCAGCAAGTTCCTCTTGCCAAGAAATCGGTTTGGCCCCGAGTTCCTTTTTGTACCTGGAGATTTCAAGGAGAGTAAGAGGCTTGATAAGAGGAGAAAGGAGATGATTGCTCATGGAAGGTAAATAAAGGGAAGGAGCTATAAGAACACTCCTTCAATCCCTCTTCTGGTTATCTTCCACTAACCTTGAGTTACCAAGGAGTTACGCGATACCCGCTATTTTCCAACCCTCTACGACTTTGATAAAATTGGGAAGTTCGGCATTCAGTTTTCCCAAAGCTTTTCTGAGGTTTTCTACGCTGGCTCTCAAGTATTTGGCTTGTTCAGACTCACCAGGAGAAAGATTAGGACTAATGCTTAAAGATTGTGGTGCTTGTGCTGCCGCAGCCCTAGCTGCCTTTTGTTGTTGTGCGTATTGTTGTGCTATTCTTGCTGCGGGACGAACTCCCCCACGAGCAGCAATTTCTTGTGATGAGGGCATAGTATTTTGTGGGGCAGGAATAGAGAATGCGGCTTGTTCTACCTGTCGAGTGTTTTCCAAGAGTCTTGTTTGCACCGAAGCTGGAGCAGCCTGATTCAACGCCTGGAGAGCACTGACGAGGCCAACACTGCTGTCCTTTAGAGCAAGGAGTGCAGTTTTTTTGCTGTTCACGATACTTTTGAGACCGCCTTGTAGTTGACTGTTATTTTGCAGGAGCAGGTTTTGATTCGGCCCGTAAGCGACTTCGGTTGTCCTAGCAAGGACTTGCAAATTGTCGTTAATGGCTTGTGTGGTATACCTTGGCGCTCGACTTCCTGGGCCTTCCCAGTAGCTTCCACCTTCAGCAAATACAAACTTTTTTGCTGCCCAAGCAACCAAAGCAGCAAGCCCAGCCAAAATTGCTCCAATCAAGAACTGCTCATCCAGCCTTCCTGGAGGATTTGTTGCTTCTACGAGTTGTTTGTTGGTTCCTGCGATCCGCGTTGTGGTACTTTGGATCAATCCAACTGCTGTCACAAGGTTTTCACCAAAATTGTGGATGTCTTGGACGGCTGAGGCAACAGCAGCACGAGTTTGTTTAACCTTTTCCTTATCATCCGGGGCAGCGGCAGAAGAAAGAGTATTGTTGTTTCGAGGAAAGGGAGGGAGTGCTTGTGCTTCACCAATAAAACGCTGCTGATACCTTTCAAAGTCACCTTCGGTCAGAGTTCCGTTCTCAACCAAATTTTTCAAGCTTGAGAGAAGGTTCAACACTTCACCAAGTTGTGTTTGTTGTGCTGAGGCAGCGGGAGGAGGAGCAGCAGCAGCGGGAGTATTCCTATTTTGAGCAGGGAGTGCTGGAAGGGAGGGGATCGTTACCCTCCCTGCTGGCTCTGCTGTTGGTTGCGTGTTAACGAGTGATTCAGTGTCTTTGAGTGCTTTGGCAAGTATTTTTGCTGAATCAATAACCCCCGTGTTGCTTGAGTTAAAGAACAAAGGAAGAATCTTGGCACACGCAGCAGCAACAGAGGCAGCTTGCTCTTTTTGCTCTTGTCTCCATTTGTCAGCAGCGTTTTCGAGAGCCTTGAATTCTTTGGATTGGGCGATATTGTCAAAAATGACCTTGGCTTCTTTTGTTCTTTCACCTTCGAAAACATCAAGAAACCAAGCCAGGAACCAGACGGGAGTATTTTCGTTGATGCGTGCGGTGTTTTGCCTCAATTCTACCAAGGCAGTTTGAATTTGCTGTATCTTTTGGCCCTCGTCCGATGTTTGTTTTCCAACGGCAGACTTGAACTTGTCACCGAAAGAGAGTTTGATAAGCTTGGTAACGTTGTTGTCTGAGAACAGAACGTTAGCCATAGCACTGAATGCGCCTGCTGGGACGATGACATCAGGGCCGTTGAAGTTGATTTTGACTGCCATATTGTTGCAGCCTAAGTATTGTCCTTCACTTCCCGCATGAAACGACAGATACCGGCTTTCTTTGCCTCGGGTGTCGCAGGGTTGATAATCCCAGTAAAAACCCAGCCAATCATTTGTGTTTCACAGACCAACACCTTCAAATAACTCCAAGATTTTTTTGGGACTTCAACAAGAACAAACAGTTGTTTTGGTTTGAGATAAACCGCCATTGTCCATCGCTGATGTGGGAGGCCAATGACTTTTGCCCCCCTTTTTGAACGCAGCAGTGGTCTTGCGGTATCGGAAACGTACTGATATAACCCACCAACCCGAACTTCTACTTCTGGTATTGTGAACGTACTTGAGCTGGGCTTCTTTGCTGTTGACATTTTCTCTCTCAATACATCTTGATGAAATGTTATTCAGTGCTTACAGTTGTCTCTGGAGTTAGAAAATGACAACAAGAAGAGGGTTGATCAAATACCCAAAGACACCAAAGCCCAACAACAAAGAAGATCACGAACTGTTTCTCACATATCAAGGAACCAAAGTTTTCAACGAAAGTGGCAAACTTATTTCTTCTGATTTGAAATTGCGGAATCAGTTAGCGGATAGGAATGCAAGGCTTGTCACTTTTATGGTGAACAAGTTTTACAGCAAGAAGAAGAGGCACTTGGAGTTGAGAGATGATCTTCTTCAAGAAGGTCACATTGGATTGGTCCACGCAGTTGAAGGCTTTAAGCCTGAAATGGGTATTATGTTTAGCACATACGCTGGAATCTGGATTCGCCAAGCCATTCAAACCTACCTTTTGGAACATGATCCGATCATGCCAATTCCAGGGCATGTCAGAACTGCCAACAACAAACTCGCAAAGTTTTGTGCTGAATCCGGCAAAGGCACCAAATTTTTCGAATTGACCGATGAAGACCTGGAGAAACTTGAAATCACACCAAACATGGTTTCTTGCGTTCAAGCTGCACGACAAATTGTCGGTGCAAAATTCAACTACCTTGATTTTTTTCACGAGCCAAAGCAGGAAAACGAGATCTCAGAGGCCAACTTTCTACGAGGTTTTTCAGACAATCAGATGGATAGCCTTTCCAACTCTCGTTTGTTGGTTGCGGCGAAGAAGGCATTTTCTCAACTAACTCTCAGAGAACAGTGTGTTCTTCTGGAGAGATATGGAATTGATTCCAAACCACATTGGAACGGTCAAACTTTTTTGAGCGAAGAAGGGAGTGAAGTGAAATGAGTGCATCAACAGGAAAATATATCACGATTGAAGAGGGTGAAGATTTCAGATCCATCGCTGCCAAGATGCGAAGTCTTGGGTCAAAAATGAATCATGCAACCGCGAGGAACGTTACTTTGCTGGGAATGCAGAAATTTCTTGGCAATCTTGCTCGTGAGTTGAATCATCCTTTGGATGATGAGTCTTGCAAGAAGTTGACCCAGCAACAACATATTCATGAGTTGATCGGGGAAATTCTTCCCTTGATTTGTGATGACATGAAGGAAGTAAAGGTAAAATAATGCCCGGCGGAAATCTTATTCAGCAACAACAACAAACCGACCTCAGAGGATTCCTTGGCAGAAGAAGGGTTACTCTCCAAGAATGGATGCAGGCAAACAAAATCATCGACGCAGAGGGCCTTGGAAGGCTTATCGCTGACAGTAAATGGTATGTGGATACCGAACTACTATCCGAAGCTCAAAGCCTCCTAAAAAGCCACACAGAAGCTCCCAGGAAAACCCCTGTTCCTGCTGAAGAAAAAGTGGTTGAAGCTCCTGTTGAAGAGAAGGTTGAAGTTGTGACTCCAACAACAAACCAAGTAAAAAGGAAAAAGGGTGTCTAGGTAGCTCTAGGAGACAATGAGTTCCAGGTACCAAAAAGAAAAGCGTTTTCGTCCTCGCAATGATCCATACCGCAGACAACACTTCAACGCTGGGAAATATACCAGGGTCGAAAGAGTAGTTGTTCTTCCCCCAAAATCAACACAAGAACTTCACCAACAAGAGCCTGAAGAGAATGTAGAAACAACTCTCTCTGGTTCTTCTGTTGATGAGAGTTTTTCTGAGATTTCAACAGAGGCAAGCTGAATAGTTACCGCTCATAAACCATGAGCATGAGTGAAAGAATCGGACTGGGAGATTTCGGCAAACTTGTAAGACCGAAAACTCTCACCGATGTTTTTCTGCTCAACCCCTCCGCCACACCAGATATTGAAGATTGGTGGATTGAAAACAGAAAACTTTCGCATTCCTCCACAACCTTCAACAAAGATATGTTGGCTGGGACATATGGAATGAACCTTGACGTTTTGTTTTCTGATCTTTCCATCAATTCCTACCACTGCAAAATAACATCATTTCTTGTCCTGGTATCCAGTGAGTACAAACTCCTGACAACACCCGAACAGGCTGAGTTCTACAAAATAAGGAAACCGAAAGCCAAGGTAAAAGCTGTCGGCGTTACCATCTTCAAAAACTCAAATGAGATTTGGAAGCCAAATGACTCTGGGTTGGTTTGGTTGTTCAGACCAAGAAGCTTGGTCAGGATGGAAGATGTAAAACTGTTTGAAGTAATTGAGGTGGGAGATATCATCCAGTTCCAAAAAACGGCTGGAATGATTGTAAAGGTGCTAGAAGTTCGACGGAAAAGATTCTACTTGAGCACTTCTTGGACAAACCGTTCCATCACCTTATTGACTGGATCAACAGGGAAACTTCTTCAGTTGAACCCAGACAGACCTTTCAAAATAATCAAAGCGAAACAATCTCAAATGTCGTCGTAGTCGAAATCTTGATCTTCGTCTTCGGTTTGAAGAGGAGGGTCTTCCTCCCTGTCACGCACATTCTGAACGACACAAATCGCATCCTCAATCGTTGCTATTTCGTCCACATCAATATCGTGCTTGTTTTCCTCAAGAAATTCTTCCAAACGTTTTTCTAGTTGGTTTAAGGCTCTGGCTCTGCTGCTCGATGTCATGTCGTTTGTTGTTCCGTTTCTTCTTCTATGGGAATTAGTTGAAAATTCTTGTCTTTGACAATCCAACCCATTCGAGTATCCCCATATAGACACTCATAATAGAAATGACCATAAGGATCTACAACTTCCCGCAACAACACAAACATCTCAGAAAAACCCTTCAAACCCCAAGGCTTCACACCAGAAGTCGTTAATCGTCCCAAGTTTTCCGTCGTTGTTGAAACAATGGTTTCGTTTTTTTTCAAACGCGATTCGAGCAACAAATCCAAATCTGGGTAAACAGCAACAAATACTGGCTTTCTTGTGTTCCTTTTGCTTTTCAGGGTGCAAATGGATCCTGGTTTCATATTCCCTAGCTAGATTCATCATGTTCGTTGCTGAATCTCAAAGATACTATGACCATGCTTTCCAAGAAAGCAAGACGATAGCAAGAGTCCAATATGATTCCCTTCTTTGCTCTCTTCTGGTTATCTTCCACACCGGCACCCAATACCTCTATTTTTCAGTGCCTCCGGAAGTTCATCAGTCCCTTCTCGATGCCCCAAGCCCAGGAAAATTCTTCCACTCCAACATCCGAGGAAAGTTCAGACACGAACGCCTGATCAATACCTAAACCCATGAAACTAAGCCAAATTCTATTCACCAACGAAAATTCTGGTGATTTTTCAGGGGCTGGGACTTTTCAGGGTGGACCATACGGCTTCGGAAACAAACACCAACTCGCTGCACCAGAACCCTGGGAAGGTCTCGAAGACAAAGAAAAACCAGAAGAAACCTTCCTCAAAGAACGAAGTCCGTCCGATATTCTCTATCGAGATCTTCCAGGATTTCCAAGGATGAATACTCTTGCAAAACCAGTGGATCATATCCCGCACACACCCTCAGACGAAGAAAGATACAATGTTCCCGATCTCATTCCTCCCGGAAGAGATGGAGAAGCAGGTGAACATTTTGGTTATGGTCCTCTCGAAGAAGACCCAGCCATTCTCGCCCACCACACCAACTGGATTGAAAAAGAAACCGAATCACAACACGCAGGATATTCCTCCAGTGAAATTACAACAAACTCAGTTCCAACTCATGGCGGAAGTGCTGGTGTTATCTCAAAACCTGTGAAACACGTTCCCGGACCCGTAGACATCTACAAAAAAGGTTCCGGTTCCGGCTACTCTCTCGGTGAATGCCTCTTCTAACTCCCACCACATAAACGCTACGGCACCTATACGCCTTATCTGTGCCACGAAATAACCCGGACGGGTGAGAGGGTGTCGAAACAATTCGGGAGCCTTAAAAAGCATCCTGGAGCGATTTGAAGTCCGAGGTTGTTTGTTCGTGCTGGAACAAGAAAAAACTTTAGAATGACGAATGTTGTTGACGGGTGAATTGGGACCGTGGTAGACATGGCTCATCCTCAAGAAAAGGAGACAGCGATGACAACCGAAGCAAAGATGCGTGAAGTCCTTGTTCAAATGTGGGAAGAGAGTGAGAGAGGTTGGGGTTGCCGACCAGATGGTTTTTCCCTCCATCTCAGTCAAGATGACTTGAACAAGTACGTCAAGGCTTATTGGGATCGAATGCCCACTGTGGCCCCCGATGAGTACAGTCGTCCCGATGGAAAACCTTTCAAAGCTCTTGTCTCAGAGGAGTGTTACCAACAACTCGTTGAAGCTTCCCCCGTGAAGTTTGGACTGAGGTACTGGGACAGTGAGAAACGTTTGTTTGCCAGGATTTCCTAACCTTTCAACAAAGAGATCGAAAGTGGTTGACTAGATAAAAGAGAGGTGTTACAAGTAGACATCTCTCGCTGGAAGAGTATCCTAATGGTAAGGAAACGGTTTGCTAAACCGTCGAGGGCTAACCCCTCTTGCGAGTTCGAGTCTCGTCTCTTCCTCCGATGTTCTGTGTGTAGCTGTAAACTGGAACAGTTTCGCATTCCAACTGTAATGTGGAGTGTAGAAAATGTGGGCAGGAATAATAACTAAACCAACCCACCACACAAACCATCTCTTTCTCTTCGTAGCCTAATGGACCAGGCACCCGGCTTCTATCCGGTATTTATGGGGGTTCGAATCCCTCCGAAGAGGCTAGTAACAAAGTCCTTGACAAGGAAAAGGTGATAGAGTAAAAGAGAAAGTGTCCTGAATGGAAAGGGAGCAGCCTGCAAAGCTGAAGGGATAAAATCCCAACAAGAGTTTGATTCTCTTCTTTCTCTCTGGATTGTGATAGACAGTAGTATAGCTTATGGGTAAAGCCTCCCACCGATAATGGGAAGAAGAAGTTTCAAGCACTTCTACTACTACCAACAACACCATAACTCAATGGTAGAGTTTCTGCTCGACGCGCAGAATATATCAGTTCAATTCTGATTGGTGTTATTCAAACTTGCTTGCTACATAAACCTTACAACGCCACTGTGGTGGAATGGCAGACACCGCTGTCTCAAAAGCAGCTACCCGATTCGGGTGTGGGAGTTCGAGTCTCCCCAGTGGCACTCAACAACAATAAAAGTGTTGACAGACAGAAGAAAGTAAGTTAGAAGAAAAAGAACAGACGGGATCGTGGTGGAACGGCAGACACGGCTGATTTAAGGTCAGAAGCATCATAACGATGCACTTGGGGGTTCGAGTCCCTCCGGTCCTACAAAAAAAGTTCTTGACAGACAAAACAGGATGAGTTAGAAAGAATGGCACAGTAGCCCAACGGCAGAGGCAACGGTCTCAGGTACCGTCAAGTAAGAGTTCAAATCTCTTCTGTGTCACTCGGTTCAGTAGCCCAACGGCAGAGGTAATGGTTCGAGAAGCCATCTAGTGAGAGTTCGAATCTCTCCTGAACCACTGGATAGGAAAGTAGTTAACAACATCGGGAATCGGACTCAAGGTGGGTCGCCTGTTTTGGAAACAGGACATCAGGCAAGTTCAATTCTTGCATTCCCGACCAAACTTCTCACAGCACTTTAGTTGTGAATTGTTCTTTGAAAACTTGTGTTGAATTAGGAAGGGCAAGCCGATGGGCGACGGCGCCGGTCTTGAAAACCGTGTGACCAGAAATGGTCTTAGGAGTTCGACTCTCCTCCCTTCCGCCGCGGGATCGTCTAATGGCTTAGGACACAGGGCTCATACCCCTGAAATCTTGGTTCGATTCCTTGTCCCGCTTTCCTGGATCGTGTGTTCTATGGTAGAACAGTTGACTGTAAATCAACCAGCCCAACAGGTGACAATAGGTTCGATTCCTATACGATCCAACCAGAGTGTCTTTTGATAATCCAACAGGAGGAGTTGTAACTTGCCCAATTCGCAAATAGGGCTGGCTTTACAATGGAGAGGAGTAGCTAACCTCAATCCTCTAGGAAACCATCCTCGTACCAGGACGCTGGATTAAGGAATAGTTTCCGATTTTTGCCCACTTAGCTCAATTGGCAGAGCACCTGACCTGTAATCAGGCGGTTGTCCGTTCAACTCGGATAGTGGGCTCCATTAGGACGGTAGTGCAAAGGCAGCACCCTGGTTTCCAACTCCAGAAATAAAGGTTCGAGTCCTTTCCGTCCTGCTGTCTCTCAACGAACACGACGAGGTAAAACTTGTTGGTGAGTGGAGGTTGCAAACTCCTAAAAGTTCGTGAAAACACACATTCCTCAAGGTTACTCTAGTGAGTTTAAGGCGCCAAAATCAGTCTGCGATGGCTGAACCTTGTGAGGATACTCTGGCCGAGTCGGTCAGGTTCGATCCCTGCCCTATCCTGACAAAAGAGTGTGTGCATTCGGTCCCATCGTCCAGTGGTTAGGACACTTGATTTTCAATCAAGGAATATGAGTTCAATTCTCATTGGGATCATGGTTAGTTGAAACGGGCCAATAAAGGTTTCGACAGGGAACAAAGTTGGTTGCGGGTATGACCGTTGGTTGATAACAACGTAAACACTATCAAAAAAACACAAACGCGAACGACAATGCCGTTCCAGCCTTTGCCCTCGCTGCCTGAAAAACAGTGAGAAGCAGGTCATCTCACAAGGTACCGACCCATCTGATGGTTGGGTGAGATGCGATAAAGTCAGAAAAACCTCACAGTTGCTTTCGTGTCGGCTGTGTTGTAGAAAATCACACGGATTTTGATTCTGACCGATGACACTTGCTCATGAGTGCCGATAGAATCAAAAAAACCCAAACACATGAGAAACGTCATAAACACCGTTACTGATAGAGTTTTCTGGACATGGGTTCGACTCCCATTTGGTCCAACTGTCTGTTGAGGCTGTCGGATAAAACCGCTGGGCTACGAACCCGGAATGCGTGGTTCAACTCCACGAACAGACGTTAGTGTTTTGCCCTCATCGTTCAATGGTAGGACAGCAGATTGTCGATCTGCATACAGGAGTTCAATTCTCCTTGGGGGCGCTAAGTTTTCTGGTCAGTGATAGTCGTAGGGTAATTCTCAAGTAATCGACTCCAAACCAAGCAATTGTTAATCTTGTAAGGGGTTTGTGAAAGAGAGTCTGGGTAGCCCCCCCGATGTTTATTCGGGATGAGTCTGAATGGCGAAATCCTATCGAGAGAAGAGGGAAGGAGTGAGATGAAATTTCTCACCTTGAACAAAATCCGTTCTTCGGATCGGGTTGAGAAACATGCAAATGTTTCTTGCAAGCAGTGTAGAGGATATGGCTGAAAGCCATTAAAAAACCTGAGCACATCCCTCAAGTGCAGGTTCGAATCCTGCCGACGCTCTCTGACCAGAAAACTTCTTGACTTGGTTGTCTCGGTGTGGTAGGTTAGATCTTGTAAGAGTGACTCGGGATTAGCTCAATGGTAGAGCGATCGGCTTTGACCCGGTTGACGTAGGTTCGATTCCTTCATCCCGAACCATGAATCCATAGCTCAATTGGCAGAGCATGACTCTCTTAAAGTCGAGGTTTCGAGTTCGACTCTCGATGGATTCACTTGACAGTTGTTTGTATGAATGGAACCATAGCTCAGTTGGTAGAGCGGCCTGCTGTTTGGCGGGTGCGTCGATGCTTCGAAAACATCCAACTCCATCTTGTTTGTTTGCAGCAATAACTCAATGGTAGAGTTCCTGGTTTCCACCCAGGATGTTGTGGGTTCGAGTCCCATTTGCTGCTCTGTGATAAACCATAGCTCAATCGGTAGAGTTCCACAGCGAAAGCTGAGGAGGATGCGGGTTCAAATCCCGCTGGTTTGTCATTTGTTTGTTTCCGGGGTCATAACTCAGCGTTGGCAGAGTGCGGCTTAAAAGCCGTGGTTGCGGGTTCGAATCCCGTTGGCTCCATTGTTTGGTTTGTTTGTGTGAAGAAAAGGGCTCATAGTTAAACGGGATAACTTCTGCTTTGCAAGCAGAAATTGACAGTTCGATTCTGTCTGGGTCCACTCCGCAGGTAGTTTAACTCAAAACATTCGGCAGCATAAGCCGGAAGAAGTGGGTGCTTGAATTCCCACCCTGCAACCAAATTTAGTAATGGGTTAGTTATCATTCAGCAACATGGTCAACAGTCTTTTCGAGTTCTTGTTTTTTGAGGCAGCCGTTCCATTTTCCGAGATTGGAAAAAGTGAAATGGCGTTGAAGGTTTTGAAACAAGGGCCGGAGCAGCTTGTTTTTATTTTGTATCGACCTTCGGTCCTCACGAGATATTTCCAGGATTGGGAATCAACAGATGGCCTGACTGCTGGAATGATGAACATTGTTGTTTCAGATGAAAACCCAAAGATTTTTGAGGTGAAAAACGCAGCGGCAGAAAAGGGTTTTGGTCCTGCGATGTATGACATTGTGATGAGTTACATTTCACCCAAGTTTCTCATGTCTGACAGGAAAGATGTGTCCGATTCTGCACAAAAAGTTTGGAGGTTCATGTTTGATCACAGATTGGCAGAGTACGACACTCTTTCACTTCCAACTGTTTGGAATGGTACTCGACTGAAAACCGACAATGAAGATTTGGAGTTTTTGAACTTGGCTTATCGTTTGAAAAAGAAGTTGGCTATCCATACAACGCTGGTGATGAGAGACCGTCAGTTTTTTGGGAATGAGTTTGATAGGAATAAACGAGAAGAGATGTTGACCGTTCTGGAAGAAGATGCTTGGAATTATTTTCGGGATCGGATGAATGTTGTTGAGTAGTTGATGCGGGTATGGTATATTGGTTGTGCTCCACGTTGCCAGCGTGGTAAGATCAGTTCGATTCTGGTTATCCGCACTTGTTGGAATGTCTGGTGTTTGGAAGCGTGTTCCGAATGGTAAGGAAACAGCTTGGAAAGCTGTCGTGGGGCAACCCACATGCAAGTTCGACTCTTGCCGCTTCCGCTATCTTTCTTAGAATAATATCACAATGTTGGGCCGATAGGTAAACGGTTATACCGGGCGACTTAGACAAAATATGAGCCTTGTTTGGGAAAAGAAACCAAACAAGTGGACGCGATAATATCGGTGAAACTCCTTTGCTAGATTGGAAGGACAATACCGAGGGAATCAGACAAAAAGTCTGAGCCCGTAGAGAGCAGATGATCGCGCACCTGAAATGGTGAAGATGTGCTCCAGACCACAAACACCCCCGTGTGCCAGAGTAATTTGGTGTGGTAAGATAATCGCTTATTCCCAGTTCAACTCTGGGTCGGCCTACCAACAAACAAATTCTATCAACCCCAACAAAGGAACTGTTATGTCTTGGAAGTGTTTTGAGTGTGGTGCCGAAGTGACATCATGTATCATTGATGGATACCAAATCGGAGATAGATTGCTGGAAAATGTGCCCATTTTGGTGACAGAACGTAGCGAAGGAAACCTGGATTTTCGATTTGATCCAGAATTTGACGGTTACACCATCAAGCTCAACAATGAATATTGGATGCAAAAGGCGAAAAAAGAATTTCGCAGTATTGATCTTGTAGCAATTCATTGTCCAACACCAGGATGCGACGGTGACGAAGCAGAGAACACTTACATGCCTGACGAGTAGGAACAATCATACCTAAGACGCATGAAATCCATCTCTTTGGAACGTTTGTTGTTTGAGCGTGTTGATCTTGAAAAAATCAATGCGATCCGACAAATGTTCCAAGAAATCAAAACAAACGTCCTCACCATCCCAGCAACCCCAGCGGCTTTCAAAAGAAATGGCTGGGAAGCAGAGGAAGGATTGTTGAAAACCCTTGTTGTTTCGGAAGTTTATGCGGAATCTGTTTTTGATAATCTCTTCATAAGCTTCGAACCTAAGATGTCTCAGTTGGCATGGGCAAACACAAATGAAGATGGAGACCTTCTCCTCGCATTTCGTATTTCACCAACTCCATCAAACATCAAAACAAAAAGCCAATTCAACTCCTGGTTTGTGAATGAAATAAAGACGTGGTTCCAGCAACCAAGTTCTGAATCTCTTTTCGTTCATGAATTTATTCATCTTCTGGACATTGCCAGAATTGGTGATGTGTTTTTCGACATTGTTGAGAAAACAACAGCCTTGGATAAACCTCTTGCCGACCTTAAAAAGGAAGCTGAGAAGTTGAAAGCGGTGTTGGACGGAACCATAAAGGGAACACCAGAGAGAAAGCAAGCCCTTGCAAACTTCAGAAGGGTGGCTGCAAAATGGAAGGAAACAAAGGAAAGGCGTTGGAAGGATTATCAAGGCTCGCCTGTTGAGACCAACGCCTTCTTTAACCAAACCATTGCTGCTGTCAAAGAAAAAGCTTCTAGGGCCCTTAGAGAGCGTGGTAAATTGGCTGCCTTGGGTGTGTTGGGAAACAGCCCGCAAGAATTCGTTTCAGTGTTCGAAAAAGAACTCGCAAAAAATATTCGACTTGATTTACTGGATTCGAAAACTCTGAAAAATTTTCAAAAGAGGGCATCGGTTTTGTATGATCAGTTGGTAGATGAGATTGAGACGGGGAAAGAGCGCAGCCTTGTATAAAGTTCTTGACCTGAAAAATGAGTGGTGGTAAGGTTGGTTCATCGGTGAGAGAGAAAGAGTCTCCATAGCTCAACTGGATAGAGCAGACGATTCCTATTCGTCAGGTTGTAGGTTCGATTCCTACTGGGGATGCTAAGGGTTGCAAGCTTAGATGGCGAAGCAGGGGACTTTTAATCCTCAGAACAGGGTTCGATTCCCTGGCGACCCACCAGTAACACACATATCCTGTGTTGCTTTGTTAGAAGAAAGTTAAGTCGTGGGAACGGGCGTGTTCCTCGTTCCCACACCACGAATTCGTAGCTCAACCCGGCAGAGCAGCAGGCCGTTAACCTGCGTGTTGTAGGTTCAATTCCTACCGAATTCGCTACTCAAATAATCCAAATCAGAGAAAACCAAAATGAGCAGGCGAAATCAAAAAGAGGAAAAGGATCCGGAGTGGAAGAAACTTTTGAAGGGAATGCCTGGATTTGCCAGATCCGATTATTCTGATTTGGAAATTGAATTGATGAAGACCGAGATTTCTCCTCAGTTGTATGAATACAGAATCAAGTTCAGTCAGATGTACGAATACGTCAACCTGTCGTTTGAAACACTTCTGGCTTTGTCGGAAATCTTTCAAACCAAGAAGATTGACATTGGGGAAAGAGAGAATTGGGGCGGCTGTGAAACGTGTGACTACGGCTCCAAATACCAAGTGTCTGTGAGGGTTGGCAACTCCCCAGTTTGTTTTGAGGATTGATCGGTTTTGGTTATCACACAAGCTCTGATGGTGGAGTAGCTTACCCTTATCGTAAGCACGGACAAGGTTCGAATCCTTGGTGTGATATGTTTGTTTGTGTTGACCGTAGCTCAATGGTTAGAGCGGCTGGTTGTGACCCAGCAGGCGGGAGTTCAATTCTCCTCGGACAACCTTGTTGGGACCATAGTTCAATGGTAGAACACCAGCTTTACACGCTGGCTACGATGGTTCAATTCCGTCTGGTCCTATTCGCCAGCATAACTCAGTTGGTTAGAGTGGGAGAATCATAATCTCCAAGTCGTTGGTTCGATTCCATCTGCTGGCATTTTTCATTTCATTCAACACAAGTTTCATTTCAAAGAAAGGTTCACAGATAAGATGATGGAAGTTACACACACGGGATCTTCAGTTGTTTCTCGGGTGAGCTACAACCGCAAACAAATGTTGCTGGAAGTTACTCTGAAAGGTGGAGAAGTTTACACCTACAAAAACGTTCCTCTGCATGTGTTCAACGAGTTTTCCGTTGCTCCTTCCCTTGGTTCATTCTTTTCTAAGAACATTCGAACCAACTACGAAGTTGTGGAGAAGACATGATTCAGAGAAAACCTTGGATCTTGATTGACACTGATCGAGTTACCTTGTGTCGAGAGCCAGAAAGCCCAACATGGTGGATTGCTTATGATGATTGGGTACATGAAGCTGATAGTCTTCTCCAACTAACTTGGTCGGTTTTGACTGAATTCAAATCCGAAAAGCATTCCGCGAGGAAGTTTCGATGATTCTCTCAACAGTAGACTGTAACGAGAAGCTCATTCCACAGCCTTGACATTTTCCTACCTATTCACTGCGATGTCCTCCTCAAGCAGTGAATCCATCCTCAAAACAATAATCCTTGAAATCTTGGTAGAAGCCAAGAAAGAATACGAACAAAATCCAATGAGGTTGTTTGGTCTGTTGTTTCCAAAAACCAGACCAACTCAATCTAAGCATGGGATGGATGTTCGAGGATTAACCTTTTATCACGCATCTCCAAAGAGGTTTAGGCACGGGGATGTTCTTCGTGGGAATATGTCTGGTGGCTATGGATCAGAGCATGAAAATGTTTGCATGACAACAACACCCAAACCCCACGGAACCATTCAATCAGCTATTCAAGACGATTGGTTTGTTTATGAAGTAGAACCTGTTGGTCCTGTTTGGTTTGTTGAAACCAACGACGAATATCAAGCTAAGCAAGCTGTTGTGAAATCCTTGGTTGGTAAAGCGGGCGCGATGAACAGAAACTACCCCAGCCCATCTTTCAAAAATGCCAAATCTCCTACCGTTGAAAAACAACGTCAAAAGAAACGACAAGAACGCTTGGAAAAACGTTTGAATCGAGGAGAAAGCAATGAGTCCTGATCCTGTCCAAAGCTTTGTTGTAGAGATCGAAAAACAGTTTCCTGGTGTTTCTTTGGATTTGGGATTGAGCCGTTCTGGGGATGTTTTGATTTTATCGAAGATTGTTGTTGGGAAAGAAAGCAGGGGGAAGGGAATTGGGTCTGAGGTTATGAGGCGTCTGGTGGCTTTTGCAGACCGTCACGGGTTGAGGATAGGTCTCACTCCGTCTGGGGATTTTGGTGGCTCTGTTGGGCGTCTCAAGAGGTTCTACAGGGGCTTTGGGTTCAAACCTTACAAGGGATTTGATCACAGAGAGACAATGGAAAGAGAACCCCTAACCTCCCCAATGAGTTTGTCAGAGATTTTGTTTAGACCCGAAATTTGATGAACACTCTTGGAAAACCTTGACTTGCCTGTGTGGTTGTGGTAGAGTTGCCTCATGAGTGATGAGACAAGCAAAATCGGTGCGGGAAAACTGTACCGAATCGTAGACACACAAATGAAGTTCCCTCTTTATCTCATGGCACAAGATTCATCAGGAGGCAACAAGATCCCGTTTCTTGCCAATGGTGATCTTTTCATGGTTTTAGAGGTATTGAAGGAAGAAAAACTTGGAGATGACCTGTGGTGTTTGGTCAAAACTTTGACCACCTCTGGGGATCGGTGCCTTGTGTGCTTCTTACCGAAAAACATTGAAGAAGTTAAGGATGTGTAAAATGGCAAATTCCAACATTGTTTTCATTCTTTTGAAGTTGGGTCAGACACAGGATCCTCTTGAGGCTGTTCAATACCTTGAAGAAATTATGGGTACGAACAAGGATGTGACCATGCCGAGTGGTATTACAATCACAGCCGTTGCTCACATCCTGAAAATTCTGTATTCAACGAGGGAGCATCCAAATCACGCCGTTGCAATCACAAAGTTCATTCTTCTGTGCCAAAACTGGTTGAATACCTTCAAGGCAAACATGAAACCAAACACAGGATATCGCGGATGAATCTAAATCGCCCCAGGATGCTTTTTAGAGCCCTGGAATGTTTCTGTTGCACGAGAGTGGCTTGAAATGATTTGGAAGCCTGGAAGGGGCCTTCCTGTGTCAAGAAAAGGTAACGGTGATTATCATGAGTGGTAAAGAAAAGAAGGGTGGTTGGGTGAAGCAGGTTGAGGTTGAGGAGGTTTACGTTTTTCTGATGACTGTTCTTTTGGGAATGTTTGTTGGGATGTTCGTAACCAACTTCATTGTCTCACTCGTTCAGTTTCTGATTAGGAACTAGGAAGGAAGTAACATGAAGAGAATGTGGAATAAGGCGTGGCGGTGGTTGGTCACAAGCCCGATTGTGTATCACTTGATTCCTTACGGAATGGTGATCCTTGGTTTGGCCTTGATCGTGTTGGGAATTTTTGACAAGTGATTCTGAAGAAAGGAAAAGAGATGAAATTCTGGAAGATGTATGAGGGTATGGGTGTTGGTTGGCAAGCGGCGATCCTAACACTTCTTCACTGGGGTGTTGCCGTTGGACTTCTCGGTGGTTTTCTTGTTATTTTGAGCAGAAACAATGTCTCTTATTGATCAATATGAGGCATTTCTACAAAAGGAGCAGAAGAAGATAAATTTGTTCGTTGAACAAACAATGCACTACGGGACTGGGTTTGTACCAAACAGTCCCCCCCACATTTTCTTCAAGAAAGTTTCGCTCAACATTCTATTTTGGCTTCTCTGGTTTCTCTTCCTTTTCTTTGTGGCATTTCTCGACAAATGAAAAAAAACCATTCAGCACAGCAGAAACCATTTCGGGATTTTGTTGATATGCTTGTGATTGCCGCCTTGGTTTTCACAATGCTCAAAGCAGCCCAAGTCCTGTTCCAGCTAACACACAACAGTCATCTATAAAACGTGTCAATGATCTCGTTGGACGCACCATAATCCAACAAAACAATCTTCCCCAGCGAAGTTTTTCCCCACTGGCGGATCCCACCAAAATCAACAGGATCCAACCCAAAAGCAGAAACAGCTTGTTGTAAACCTCTGAAAACACGTTTGGCTGTTTTGTTTTTTTTGATTGCTGCCTCTACCCTTTTGCGCGATTCAATCTTGCTGGTTGAACTTGTTCCATAGTCTTCCTCGGAAGAGGTGCTGGAATAACTTGAAAGAACACTTGAAAGCGACGTTGGATGCAAGCCGCCAGAAAGCTCAAAGAATTCTTCTACGTTTTTCAAAGGTCTGACGAGATCAGCAATCAACCAAAGGCCATTCGGTTCCAGTTTATACGATTCCGGAATAACTGCTTTCACCGCTGGGGGGGCGTCTCTCCAAGTGTTGAATTCCTGTTGATTTTGTGCCGCACCGGCTTCCGTGTACTTCTCAACATACTGACTCTTGAAACTCCCAGCCAGTTTCAGTGCGAATCTCGATGAAAGAACGTAAGCAGTCCTGGAAGAACCTTCTCCCACCTTCTGCAATCCCTTTGACTCAACATAATCTCTAAGAATTTTTGCTTTCTCAACTGTTGGGAGATTATCTTTCCCATTCAGGAGGGATTCAAATTCTCTTATGTTGAAACCTGTTCCCCTAATGGCTTCACCAAACAAGAATTCCGAAAGGATTCCGAGTTTGTTGGTTTTCATGTTAGTATTTCCTCCCGAAAAGTGCTTCACCCGCTTTGGCTATTGCAATCTGTTGTTCTTGTTTGCTGATATCTCCGTCCACTTCCATTTCTTCCAACAGGATACTTCCTTGACGCCTGAGAGAAGCAAGGTTGATGCTTGTTCCGATATATCTCCAAGCGTCAGCGGTTCCCAGCTTTGAATTGTCTCTCAAAGGAAGAGGGCAATCGTCAGAAGTGTCGGAAGGGGTTAGTGGTGTTGGACTTTCTTTTCTTCTGCGTCTTGGATAGCGGCCACTGAATCTGTACCACTTGGTATCAGCAGCCCTGGAATTCAATGGATCCTTTTCGCTGGAGAAGTTGTCGAGTGGTGCTTTTTCCCATTCTGGACTCTGTTCGATCCCAGCCCATGTTTTTTGTGCCGCTGGAGACGTGGAAACAAATCTGTCACTTGTCAAGAAGCTGTTTCCATAAAGGCTGAGAAGTGCGTAACAAGCAGACCCGGCGCCGGGATAATTCGGATTTGCAACGATCCAGTTGACCACATGAGCATCAGAGCACATTGGTTCTTTTAGTTTCATGATCTGTCCTGCTCCACACAACCAGGAGAAGTCGTTTTCATTTTCCAAAGCTCTGGGTGTGTATTTCTCAGAGTTGATAAGAAAAACAGTCGTGACCTGCCCTGATCTTCCAAACACAGCACCATAGGTTGGTGCTTTGAATTGTGAAACTTTGGCCCCAAACTCCATCCCTTCCCCAAACAAAAACATTTCCAGCAGCCACCGTTGTTGTTTCACTGATTCATCCATACCTTTCCGAGAAAAGGCGAATTGCAGCCTTTCTCAACAAAACTTCCAAGCGAGGTTTTCCATCAACCACATCATCTGGGAATTCAAATGTGATAGGGCTCATAACTTCCGAAGCGAACTCATCCCCAGATTGAATAAGGGACTCAAGTTTTGCTGGGCCTGCATAAACCCAAGCATCGACAGAACCCAAAACCTTGTTGATTCCATCTTCGGGGTTTTTGTCGCCATAAGTTCTGTTTTGTGGTAATTGACAATCATCTTGTGTGAATCCTGGGGTTAGTGGGTTTCCACCAAAGTAGATCAACCTTCTACTGGGCCATGTTCCTTGATGGCGATAATAGTCTCCCCAGATGTCGTGATTATCCAACGGAGCCCTTCTCCACTTGGACGAATCCGTTTCAATCTTAGCCCAAGTCTTTTTTGCAGAATCAGAGGTGCTGACATCTCTATCACTCACAATAGGTCCGCCAATCATCTCCCCAAACAATTCGTAACAAACAAGTCCAGCACCCGGAAACTTCTTAGAAGAAGCAACAGAGGCAACTTCAACTGCTCCAAGGCAGTCTCCCTGATGTGATTTTCCTTTGCGAATCATTCCACATAACCAATCCTCATATTTTCCAACAACCGAGAAGAAGTTCTTTTCTCTTGCGAGTGTTTCTCTCAGGGATTGTTTGTGGAAGAGGGTGATGGCTTTCCCATTACCTGTAACAGAAATGATTACAACCCCATATTCTGCCGGGGTCGTGTAGTCTCTTTTTGTTTCTGTTGTATTCTCACCAAAGAGAATATGAGTGAGTTTCATGGTTGATGATGTAAATACCTGATCTCAACTCACTCACCAAACCAAGAATCATAGAAGGTTTCTAGGAACTCAACAGTTCCACCAACGTCCAAGAAAACAATGTCGCCTTCACGGTTCTTTCCAAGTTGATGAATGCCAACCATGTCTTTGGGTGAGAGACCAGCACGGACGAGCGCCTGAGCCCCAGCAAACCACCCCAGAAGCTTTTCTGGGGCGCCCATTTGTCTCAGACGGGTCGGAGGCAGGGAAGGAAATTCGGGCGCCAGGATAATGCCTTCAAACGTCTCCTTGGTCATGCCCTCCATCGCCTGCTCAAAATCATTCCAGTTCCTCAAGGGTCGAACCAACTCAGAGATCATCCAGAAACCCCTGGCACGATCAAAGGCTTTGATGGTTGGAACAACAAGTTGTGCTTCTGGAGGAGCATTCCCGACCATCTTGAATTCCTCTTTATTTTGGTAAACACCTTCATCCGTTTCGGCAAGTTTCAGAACCGTTTTTGCTGAAATGATATAAACAACTCTTCCAGAACCCGCACCAACCATTGGCAGCTTGTCTTTGGCATAAGACAACATCTCTTGGAGGGTATCAAGCCGGGCAAAGTCTTTGAGAATGAAAGGAGATTTCCGATTTAGAGAACGATTGCTTTCGGGAAGAAATAGAATGGAAGAAAGATCAGGTGTTGGCATTGGTTGTTTGAAGCGTAAATACTGGAGAAGTATCAGCGTGAGAACCAACCGTTTTCTTGTGCCTGTTCAAACAAAACCCCAGCGCAAACTTCAAGAAATGAATTCAGTTCCATTCCAGGCATGAGGTTTTTCATTCCGTTTTCAACATAAGCTCCAAGTTTTTTACCATAAGCGATCATTCCTTTGGCATCTACTGGACCCTTGTACTTGTATGCGTTAGCAGAACCAAGAAGATCTGCTACTTTTGGAACATCCCACTTGCTGATGTTTGTTTTCTTTTTTGTTGGAATGGGGCAGTCATCAACAGAGCTATCAGGGGTTTTGGCTCCACTTGGTCCAAGATCTTTCACACTTCTTGCTGGAAAGTGACCTTGATAATCAACAAATGATTTATAGGCGCCGTTTTGATCGGTCACTTTGACATAGTTGTCCAGTTCAGCTCCAATCATTGTCCATTCCGGACTTTGTTCTATCTTCGCCCAGGCTTTTTTTGCTGCTGGGCTGGAGCTGTGTGCTCGATCACTTGTCAGAGGTGCGTCGAACACTTTGGAAGCTAGAGCATACATGGTTGAGCCCGCTCCTGGGTACAAAGGATTTCCAGCAACAAAAGCAACTTGCATCGCGCCAAAACATTCATCAGTCTCTGTTTCTCTCAACTGAATCATTCCAGCAGCAATCTTCTCATAAGGAACTTCTGATTCGTTTCCTTGAGAATACTTCATCAACTCTGCGAAGTTTACAAGAAGAAGTGTGTTTCCTTGAAGTTGAAACAGGGAATATGTTGGAGCAGAAAAAACGTTCAGTTGTTTGGGTGCTGAAAGTTCTGACTTCTCAAAAAGGATGGAAGAGAGCGAAGTTTTGAGTTTCATTACCCAGTAATTCCTTTGTAGAGGTCTTGAAAAAACGGCCAAGATTGATGAGCGAGGTCATTCATCAATCTTTTTGGGTTGAGGGCATGTTCTTCTGAGGCTGAGGCAATAACTTCTTTTCCTTTGGCGAGCAAGGGGGCGGGATCCAAACTGGAACCTGTATACCTCCAAGCATCAGCGGTGCCGAGGACATTATCAATTCCGTACTTGTCTTCTGCTGGGAGTTTGCAGTCATCTTTTGTATCAGGAGTTGCAGGTCTTGCTCGACCTTTGATTTTTCTGTTCGGCCAAGAATCTCTGATCTCATACCATTCAAGGTCTGTATCTTCTTCCCCAAAAGATGAGTAAGTTCCAATGAAGTTATCCAGAGGAATCTTTTCCCACTCAGGATCTTGCTCAATCCTTGCCCAAGTCTTTTTTGCGGCATTGCTTGTGTGATGTTCTCTGTCACTGGTCAACGCCCCATACTTCTTTGAAAGAAATGCGTAACAAGCATAACCAGCACCGGGATAACGGGGATTGCCAGTTGAAAAACCAACAGAGAAAGCTCCTCCACACTTCCCAACTGCTACACCACCAAGTCTCTGACCAGAAGCATATCCAGCCGCATATTCATAAGGCTTTGATGGAAGAATTGCTCCGTTGTTTGCAGACAAGACATTGAGAAAATCTTTGGTGTTGATAAGGAACAGCCCTTCGCCCTCTTCATCATCCGTTTCAATCAAGAAGAAATTGTCTGCTGTGAATCTTTTTGGATCTGATGCGGTAGGTGGAAGATGTTTGAATGCTCCTCTGGGTGGAAGCATCTTTTTAGGATCAAACAGTTGTCGCTGCGTTCCTTTGGGAACACTTCCATAACCCGGAACGTAGTCATCATATTCACCGGCTTCTTTGAGATAGATCCATTCAAGAAGTGTTTTTGGGGTTGTTGATTTCATGTCGTTGGTGATCTTTCAGAGGTAAACAGCGTCAAAAAGTTTTCTTGTGTGCTGTGCTATTGTCATCTTCCCCTCTTGTTCCTTCCCATTGAAAATTCTTCGAAGAGCTTCCTCCCCGTTGTTTTTCAAAGAGACAGCATCAACGGAAGAACCAACATAGAGCCAAGCGTCTGCTGAGCCGAGGTAATAATCTACCCCTTTCACACCAAATCCTGGAACCTTGCAATCATCGTTCTCTGTTTTGGTTCTTGGTTTGTTTGTCATCTGGACTTTTCTGTTGGGCCAGTTGCCAGAAACCCTTACCCAAGAGTTCAGGTTGTTTGTTCCACCCGAAGGATGTGATCCTGTAAAGCTATCCAGAGGAACTTTCTTCCACTCGGGACTTTGTTCGATCCTCGCCCAAGCCTTTTTTGCTGCTTCGCTGGTTGATCTCTTCCTGTCACTTGTTATTGGTTTTTTCAACAGAGAAGATGTTGCGGCGTAACAGACATAACCAGCGCCTGGAAATTTGGGATTGGCAGCAACGTATTCAATATCAAAAGCACCACTGCAATTTCCATCTTCGGGAAAAAGACCAAGCTTCCCCGCTTTGGCGAAGGAGCAGAGATAGTCTTCCCAAACTCCTTGTTCAAACTTCCCAGTGCCAACTGCTTCTTCCAGCTTGCCAACATGAAACAAAACAAACATGCTTATGCCTTCAAAAGCAAAAAAGGAGCAGCCGTATTCTGGAGCCTTGAATCTTCCAGGATCTTTTGCTTGGTCGATGACTTGTTCGAGGAAAAGCCATCTGGATAGGTTGAATTTGGTCATGATTTACTTGGTCTAACTATCCCAAGGAGATAGATGAAATGAAACTTGATAAGACATGGAAGAAGGTGGTTGCGTTCGCTTTAGGGTTTATTGCACTGGTTGCCAGCAGCTTTTTCATTGGCCATGCCATTCACCAAGCAACGCGACCAGATAATCACAATGAAGACTTCTATGGAGTAATCAGGGTGCGATTGGCTGGAGAAGGTTGGACGGCAGAAAGAAGAGAGGCAGCAACAAAAGCAATGGAAGAACTTGAAAGGCTTGGTCCTTCCTTCCTCTTTGTTGCAGACAATGCACCAGCCGAAATTAGAGGCATCCCCGTTTGGATTGATTCACAAATTCCAGAAGGTGAAGTTGGAGGGCATTGCCCAGCAGGAGTTTACCAAACCTTTCCACATGACAACAACAGCGTAAGAATCACACTGTTCCCGTCTTGTATTCACTCAAATCTTGAATTCCAAGGAGCATTCATGCACGAGCTTGGTCATGCAATTGGGATGGATCACGTTTGTAGAACTGTTGGGGAGGATGGTGTTTGTAGCTCTGTTGGTTATGGTGTTTCATTTATGAACCCCAACCTTGTTTACGACGAAGCTCTGCCAACAACCACTCAATTCTCCATTCCAATGTTGGAAGTCACCGAGTTGGATGTTAGAGAATATAGAATGGCTCGCGGCAGAGCTTCAATTCGCCCTGTTGAATGATCTCAGTCAGTCAGAACAAAAATCTTGTTCTGAAAACAAGAAAATCCAAACTCACTTTTATCGAGAAGAGCAACGACAATATCGTTCGGTTTCAATCCAACCTCACCCTTCCAACCCCAAATAAAACAAGTGTGTTCCTTGTTCATCTCAGCAAACAGCTTCAGTTTCAAATAAAGCTTGCCGGTTTTGGTTGTTGCCAGTTCCGCAGATGAAACAACAGCCCAATAATTTCCCTTCTCTTCCCAATCGTCAATACTGGAAAAGCCAAGCTCATCCAGTTTGGCTTTAACGTTGGCAGAAACAATCAAGTCAAAATCAACACTTCCGGCAAGCTCCTTTGAAAACTCAAGCTTTTCGGCCAGAGTCCAATCAGGAACATCCTTGGTTGCTTCAATAGCGTCAAGCAAGGCTTTACCAACGTCGTTGTTTTTCTTCCGCGCCGAAGTTCTTTTCAGCATGTCGTACTGACCAATCAAAACATCATGAACTTGGCGATAGTTCTGGAAGAGTTTCCCCGGCCCAACACAATCCAATGAACCAAGAGCTTCGAGTTTTATGAGAGCACTCAGGGCACTCTTGTTAAACTTGCTGTGTCGCCAAGTTCCATCAGGGTTAACAAGAAGTTCCAGTGGATTGTTGTAAGGTCTAAACCGCAGAATCTCTTGCGTTGCAGCTTTTCCAACATGAGCAATCCCACTAAATCCCGGAACCAGTGTTTTTGAAAGAGAAGGATGAGGGTTGATATCAAACCCAGAGTTGTTGATGTCTGGTTTTGCCAGTTTGTATCCAAGTCCTTTGGCTTCTTTCAATGCAATGGCCTTGGGATCTTCTTTTCCAGTTACCTTTCCTTTGCTAGTAGAACAGTAGTCGATATAAGTCGCAACCCACTCATCGGGGTAATATGTCAAGAACCAAGCGCACTGCCACGAAGTAATTGCATAACAAACTGCATGGGATTTGTTGAAGGAGTACGAAACGAGCTTTTCCATTTCATCAAAAACCTCGCCGGTAATCTCCTTGGAAATTCCATTCGTTGTGAAACACAACTCAGTAAACTTGTCACGAAGAGCATCACGATCAGCTTGTGCTTTTGCCTTGTTGCTAATGTCTTTCTTGGTAAACGCCTTTCTAATTCCGTCTGTTTCTTCCAGGGGAACACCTGCGAGTTTGTGGTAAATCATCTGAAGCTGTTCTTGGAAGACCAAGAGTCCAGAAGTTTCAGCAAACACTTCTTTCAACAATGGATGTTTGTAACCAACACTCTTTGGGTCTGTCCTGTTCTTCAAGAACTTCTGATCAACCTTTGCTCCAAGAGGACCAGGACGGAAAATCGAGGTTGCAACCGCAATGTCAAGAATGCTTCGCGGCTTCATCTTCCGCATAAACTCTTGAGTGTTCGGTTGAACAAACTGGAATACTCCTGTGTACCTAGAATCCCAGAACACATTCTTGTAAACCTTCTCATCCGTCATTGGATTGTTGTCCGGATGAAGATTGTTGTCAAACCACGCTTTAATCTGAGCAAACGAAGGGTTTGGGTTTCCTTGTTTGATCAAGATACGACGAATACAGTTTTCAAACATGCGAAGAGTTCCAAGACCAAGGATGTCGAATTTCAGCAGCCCGAATTCTTCCAAGTGACGATAGTTTAATCCTTCTGGCCAAGGTGTCTGCAAATCACCGCCAGACTTGATCAAAGGCATTCCCTCACGAGAGTTTTCTGTGATGATCACACCTCCAGCATGACGGCTCAATCCTCTCATCTGCTTGAACAAAACCTTGATCGTTGTCTGGAATTCAGGAAACTCTTCCATCAAATTCCTAAACGTCTCTGAATTCTTCAGTGCTTCTTCGTAAGTCAGCACCCAAACCTGTCTATCAAACCCAGGTTCTTGCTTCGCAACAGCCAACGCTTCCGCTTCGATCTTCCCCGTTGCTGCATTGATCTTTTCAAATGGAAGACCATAAAGCCTTGCAACGTCCTTGATCAAACTCCTCAATTGGAGTTGAGCGAAGTTGGAAACAGGAATAACGTTCTCTTCTCCAAAGAACTGAATGAGAAGCTGGACTGCTCTGTCTCTATCCGAAAAGTCTGAGTCAATATCAGGAAAGGAGTTTTTCTTAAACTTTGTGAGGAACCGCTCGAATACCAATCCAAACCTGATTGGATCGGTTTGTGTGAGGTTGAGAGTGTAAGACAATAGAGATCCAGCAGCCGAACCTCTTCCGTTTCCAATCAACATCTCATCGCCAACAACCTTCATGATCTTGTGATAAGTCAAGAAGTATTTCGAGAACTTCAGTTCCTTGATTGTTTCAAGTTCATGACGAAGCCTGGAAATATATTCCTGCTCCTTGGACTTTCCAACACGGCGCAATCCTTCAATGGCAAGCCGCACCAATTCCTTGAAAGCAAGGTCATCCTCAGACATGCCCTCAGATCGCTCCAGGAGCTTTTCTAGCGGCTCCCGATCCACGATCCTGGCCAGGGATGGCAACTTGATTTTGCTGTCAATAGAAACGCTCCCAATTTGATTGTGGGCGATGTCATGAGTCAACTCAATCGCATCACAAATCGTTTGATCATCATAAACCCCAGGATACAGCTTTTTGAGATCCAAGTAAGTGTCCCAAAGTTGCTCCGCGTTCTTTGGATAAAGTTGACACTTCAACTGAGAAACATCTTCTGGAAGAGTGCTCGGATTAACACTTCCCTTTGTCTTGGAAGCCCAAGCCATCGCCTTGTAAATCTCACGTTCACGCCAGTGCTCTGGGCGAGAGTAGTGCGAGTCAACAGTAACAACCATCTTCAAGCCAGTACGCTTCGCCAACTCCATCAAGTGATAATTCACAAGATGTTGCGCGCCAAGTTTGTTGAACTGAAGCTCCAGATAAAAATTCTCTGGACCACCAAGAACCTCAACAAACTTATCAGAAACCTCTTTCAACTCTTTCTGAATAACCTCCAGGTTGTTGCTGTTTACAGTCCAATCTTCCCAAGGAACGGTTTGGTCTTGGTGGTTGAAAACAATCCGAGACAATCTGCCACCAAGACATGCACTGGAAGCAATGACGTTGCCTTTGGCATGACGACGAAGAATGTCAAAGTCCATGCGTGGATAACGATACAAACCACTGATGTAACTCTCTGAAACCATCTGGAACAGAGACTTCAAACCGTCATTGTTTTTTGGAAGCAAAACCAAGTGACTTCGCTGAGTGATGGGATCAGAAAACTTTGAAGTTCCCTTCGATTCACTCTCAACCTCCACAACCGTTCCACCATCTTCCGATTCTTCTGGGGCAACCTCCTCGGCCTTCCCAGAAGCCAAAGCTTTTTCAAGCCGCTTGGTTTCTTTCTGCTCTTGAAGAAGAACCTTCCAATCTAAAAGAGAATCAATGAAATAAGCCTCGACACCAGGAATGGCCTTGAAGTTCACACCCTTTCCAACCAGTTTTTTGGCGTGAAGTTGTTGGTGCGAAATACCATTCATAGAGCCGTGGTCTGTCAGAGCAATACCATCCATGCCATTGCTCAAAGCAAATTCAATGTGCTCTTGTGGGAGACCAATAGCATCCCCAATCGAAAAGCAGGAATGAGCATGAAGCCCAACAAAGTGTCTGGGTTTGATCGTCATTTGATAGGTTCAATCCTGTGTTGATGAAGAGAGTGAACTTCCTTCCTCAGAAGCTCAACATCTTTGCGGAGTTGTGCAACATCTTTAATCAGGCTTTTAACCTCAGAGATGCAATCTTTGATTTGTGCCAAGTTTTCCTTGGCATAGCTCAGGAGAGCTTGAACACCTTGAAAAACTTGTGTTTCATGCTTTGTAGACATTAATGTAATACTTCTTCCTCTCTCGTGTGAGATTCTTTTTTGCTGCGTGCTGGCTGCTACCATCATCCCATTTTACTCGGATGGTAGGCAACTCTACATCGTCAGAATAAACCGTTCCAGTGTAAAGAATTCCATCATAAGTTGCCTGAACCCTGGCTCCAGGAAGAAACACAGGCCAAGGAGGAATCCAATTCGGATCACGAACACTCGCAGCAGGAAGATCGTGACGCAAAGTCAAAATCCCGTCAATGTCATCTTCAATCGGGGCAGAAATGTTTTGATTGCTTAGCGCAACCTTTTCCGCCTGCTCCTGGCGTTGCAGCAAAGCCTTGCGAACCTCCAAGTCGGCAGCACGCTTTTCAGCAGCACGCTGCCGAAGCTCCTCATTGCTGGGACGACCCTTCTTCTTCATAGGCTTCTCTTCAACCTTCCCCTTCTTTCCCTTCAGCTTCTTTCCCTTTGACGGTTTAGAAACAGGTGTCACCGCACCCCGCTTCGCCATCATCACCGTCGAGGTTGGAACGCCATCATTCCTGAAAATGTTCGTGTACGTCTTCATGCCCAATCCATACCATGCCCACAATCAAACGTCAAGGCATTATCCAGGCCGCCAAACCTTTTCTACCACCACTCACCCATCCCAAACCACACAGCCCCGTAATAAGGCGTATAAGTGCCGTAGCGTCGATCCACAACTCTCCTCGTGTCCGACCAACAACAATCCCCCGATACTTTCCTCTCGGTCCCTGTGCTTTTCTAAGTTGTTTGTCAAAGAGCCTTGAGTTTAAGTTGTTCTGGGTGTGGTTGTGGAGGATAACCAGAAGAGGGATCCAAGAGAGATATTCTAGGAATATAGGAAGGTCATGGTTGCCGAGGGTGATAACAGACCCAGACAAGACAAAGCCCATTTCCAACATGAAAGTCAGAGATGGGCTCGAAAACTGAAACCTGCGTTTTGGGAAATCTTAGTATCGGCCTTCAATCACACTGCTTGGGCGAATAAACAACGAATGAGTCCTTGCATGTGCTGGAAACAAAACGAACTGACCGTCAGCATTTGTGTATCCAATCATTTCCTTGGTGATGTGCGTGTGAGGAACATCACAATCAGCTTCACATTGCTCTTCCATGCACGCCTTCAACTCCAAAACAGGTTCTTGACCTTCTACCGAATGCCAGCGAACATAATCATCGTATGATACAGACACTGTGCAAAGTTTGTAATGTTTGGGATTCATTGGGTCTTTCAAATCGACCACGAAATTATCCCTCCAGCCACCTGATCCATCAATCATTCCATAGCCCCACCGCCCACACGGAGACAACCCATCAACATAAACCCTCCCAGAAATTTGTTTTTCTCCCATCTCAACATCCGTCAAATTGATAGGAAGAAACCCATCACACAAATAAGCGTAGTCCTTGCCTGTCTCTGGATGATTCTCAATCAACAAGGAGATGATCCTGCTACTATAAGCGGTTGTGTTGAACAACACTTCGCCACGTTTCTTGTCGTAGCAGCGAATCTCGTGAACCCAACTAAAATTGAAATCTTCGGGGTGTTGCAAGATACGGTTCTCGTATTTCAGTGAAACAAATCCATAGCGATCAGAACCAGAATAGGAAGTCCAAGGGTTAATCGGCTCATAACTCTTTGGTGCAATGACTCGCGCAATAAACTCACGATATTCCTCGTGTTTTGGGCGAATGAATTCTTTCATTGTAAGTTTGATTCCGTTGGCTGGGGTTAAATTGATTGGTGAAGAAGAGGAAGAGAAGGATCGCCGCCGCAAGAACATTGCAGCCAATCCTCCCACCACAAACATTCATCGGTGTGAAGCTCTGCTTGTTGATCCCATGAGTCCATCATATCAGCAACCTGTCGCTCCAACAACCCAACATCAACAAAACGGTATTCAACCGCTTGATACGGACCAACCATCACAGTCGTCCAAGGAACAACCCTGATGTCTTTCTTTGTTTCATCGCTGCTCATATCAAAGAACAAACCTTCCCCAAGACATCGCTCGGATTTCATAACTCCCATGAAAACGAAAAATGTGTGACGACTCTTCAACAACAACACCAGACTCTCGTGCTTCTTGCCAAGCTTTTCCTGGACCTCCCATATGAGTGTCATCCATCACAACAATCGTCTTGGCTCCAGCAAACCTCTTGCAGTTTTGAAGATCGCGTTTTGCTGCTTCATATGAATGATCTCCGTCAATGAAAATCAAATCAAATGAATCGTGCTTGCCATATCCAGGAACAGTCTGAGCACTGTCACCCAAAACCAACTCATGCCGCCCTGGAAACTGACGATCAACTTCCTTCTTGCACATGTCGATATAACGATGTGCTCCCAAATCAAAACTCACAACCTCAACCTCTGGACGCATAGCCAACCAACGCTCAGCACTGTGCCCAGCATTAAAACCAATCTCCATCACTCGCTTCACCCAAGGAAGCAAAACAAATGAGGCCAATGACAAACTCTGCCCAAGAGATTGCCCACTGTGCCCCTCCATCTCAAAAATCCCGTTCTCAACCAAAACATCATTCACACTCATTTTTTCTTCACACTCCTTTTCTTATTCTTTTTTTGTTGTTGCTGTTCTGAACCCGAATCATAATCATTGCTGTTTGCCGGTTGAATCACCACAAAGTCTAAGACATGAACTTTTTCCAACAGTATACCATTTCCCAATAAAACACTCGTAAGAAAGTTGCTCACCACAATAGAATATTTCTTGGTAATCACACCAACTTCACCAATGTGGGGCCTCGATTCCCATTCCATTGAATACTCATTCCCAGGACCATTCAACTGAATCCTAACAAGAGAACCAATCTCGGCAAGACACCACAACCTGTTAATCTCTCGTATGTGCGAATCACTGTTGTAAGCAGCAGACTCACGATAAAGATACGGATTCTCTTCCGTTACCATTGTCATTTCCTCACCGCCGGTTGAATCACAACAAAATCCAGAAGATGAACTTTTTCGAGAATAGTGCCATTCCCAAGTAAAATCTTGTAGAGGTTCGTGCTTTCCTCGTAATAACCCTTTCCAACAATCACACCAACCTCACCGATATAAATTCTATGCCAACTCGGAATCGCCCCCTTGTCTTTCATACCATTCGCTTCAATCCGAATAAGATCGCCAACGGAAATAAGATTTCTCAATCTCTCTTCCTCATTAGCAGATTCTGCGATACGAAATGAACGATTCCGAAAAACATAGGGATTCTCCTCGGTTTTCACTCTTTCCATTTCATCCACTCTCTCCTGTCAACATCCGTTTTTCTTACAATCCGCTCACAAGCAAAACTGCTGGAATATTCCACTTCCACAACAAACCCATTTCCGTCATCCTCAAACTCCCGAACCCGCAAACACCCAACACACCTCAAATCAGGAAAAGAAGATTTCTCCCAACTTCTTCCAAACCTCAACACCCAATCCCGAACAAAACCCTCCACCAACACCCTCACAGCAGGATTGGAAACGTAAACATACAACAAGTGTGTGCTGGAAACAACCAATGGCTTCTCCCAATCACCATCAAAACACACATCTGCAAACTCATGTTCAAGCTCTGCCCTCACTGGACCAATGGTGATATGTGAAGAAACTTCACATTCCCTGAACAGGTTGTTGTTATCAATGAATGGCCGGTATCCCAACAAAAACAACCTCTGCTCTGGATCGTTTGTGACAGTAGACCAACCACCATCCATCATTTCATTCACCAACAAAACTTTACGTCTCATCATTTCTTCTCAGCGGTTCAACAACTCGAACCTCTTCCTTCCAAATGGTTGAATAATCGGTTTTTTCCTGAATCACAGGAAAAGCTTGAACCTCCAAACCCATGTCGTCAATTTCACAAACCTCCAACAAGTGAAAGATGTCCAAGGAGGGGAAATGATAACAACTCGTTTCCCACGTTTTCCCAAACCTCAAAACCCAGTCACGAATAAAACCTTCAACCAATGACTTGGTTTCCACCCTGTAACAATCAATCACAAGCACACCATCACTCAAAACCAACAAGTTCGGTGCTGTCAAGTCAATGATCTCAAGATCCCAGTAAGTGTCAAGCCGACAAAGTATTTTGGGTTTGTTGAGAATAAAGTCAATGAATGGCTTGTACTCCAAAAGAAATCGTCGTTGCTCATCTGAGAAGAAATTTGAATCATCAGAACTCCAACCACGACAACGCCAATTCGCCCTGCTCCCACTCAAAAGCATCTTGGTCCCACTCAAAAACAAAACTCTTCGGATTGCCATTGTTCAATACTCAACACAAGTCTTGGCCAAGCCATCAAATGCCTTCACCAACTCCATACCATCCTTAACGCTCATACCCTTGCCATCAGGACAAACAATCCTGCCCTTCAAAAACCTCGGAACCCCAACAAACCCAGGAGTATACAACAAACCATTCGGCTGCTTCTTCAACCCATAATGCCAATCACCATCATCCAAAATCGCATACCGCTTGCACCCAACTCCCTCAACATATGTCTTGAACCTGTCACAACGAAAATCCCACCCGGTTCTCTTGTTCTGCCTACCACCAACAACACCAACCACTGGAGCACTAACCAAACCCCCAGCAACCAAAACATCCCGCAACTCCTCAAACGAATAATCAAACCGCCAAGCAGAAATCACAACAACACCAACACTCCCAGACACCTTCCGCAAAAACATGTCCAGCCTCCGAACCAATGTCGAATCCAAAACATGATTCTCTGCTTCCGTATCCCCATCATTCAAAACACCATCAAAATCCAATCCCAACAAACAATCAACCGCTGCATCAGACATCCTCAACCTCCTCCACATCACAATCAATCAAACAAACCTGACCAACAATACCTTCCTTGGTCAAAACCTCAACACGATAATTCAAAACATCAACCGCTGGAAACCCAGGATCATACTCAGTCTCAGATACAACACGAACAATCGTGAAAATCTCATCACGAACAATCTCAACAGACTCCTTTGTGCCACCAGAAACCGACACAACCAAACACGTCAAAAAACCTTTCGGGTTCAAACGATACATCCCACCAGGATGAATCTCAGCACGACTCAAAACAATCGTGTCATCACCCAAACTCTTAACGTTTGGCTTACCACTCTTCTTTGCTACAACAGCCATGTCAGTTCAACACCGTCTTCGTGAAAATACCAAGCTTCGCCAACGTCGAAACAAATGAACTGGGACTGTGCCAAGGAATCTGATGCTCCTTCAACCCATGTGCAGCAACCTCCATAAACTCCTTGATCGACATGTTCCGAGTCTGAGGATCCATCTCAGCCAACTCCATCACCAACTGCTCATCAGTCGAATAACTCACAACCTTCCGGTTGCTCTCACCTAACTGAATCGCAACCGCCTCCCCCTCCACACCAAATCCCATCCTCCGACCCTTGCTCACATTCTTCTTCATTGTCATCTTCATCCTCCTTTTCTTGTTGCTCTACACACTCAAATAACCAATCGGTTGGTTCCTTACTTCTCTTGTCCCGCCGATCCCCCATCGGACCAGCAGAACCCCTAAACTTAGCCGCAACAGCAGCCCAATTCCGTATCTTCATACACCCTTCCCCTTAACCATACCACATAACCATGCCACACACAAGAAAAATCCCCCGGAAAAATTTCCGCCCCGGAAAAATTTCAAAAGAGAAGAAGAAGTTCCAGAGAAAATATCTTTTGCGAGATTCGTGGGTCTAGCACCTTCTGTACCAGCAGGCCCCCGCATATCATTACCCAGGGCCCCCCCACCCCCTTTTTGAGAGGCCCCCCACCATTCCAAAACAACCGGGTAATACCCCCCATATTCATCAAACACCAACACCCCTTCTCTTATCCCAAGACATTATCATTCTTGGTTCGAGAAGGGGTCATCCGTGCCACAAAACATATCAGATGATTTGGGATGTGTTGGCTGGGAGAAGTGGATCATAAAAGATCCTGGAGGGATTGGAAGGGAGTTGAGTTGGTTATCGAATGGAGAGGTTCACTCGCTCATGAATCATCTCACCTCGCTCAAGCACCGCGGTGGGATTCTGACGAAGCAGCCGGATGGAAGTTCGGAGAGCGTGTCGGGCCTCACTCATGGTCTTGTAGTCCCGAAGAGCATTCTGGTAATCCAGCCGAAGCTGATAAAGCTCATTCTCGCAAGTCATGTTGAAGTGCTTCTGAAAAACACGAAGTCCCTTGCTCTTCGGGGGAATGCCGGAAGCAATGTCGGCACGGTTGAGATAGAACCTCTGGAGAGCATCCTTGGTAAGGAGCACCCGAAGATGTGCCGCACGAAGCATTCCGCGCATCGCAGGCATTCGGGGAGAAACGTTGAGTCGGAGAGCCTTGTTCTGAGTATCCATGATGTTTTCTTTATTCCTTTTCTTGTTTGCAGACGTTGTTGTTGTTGTTGTGAGTTAGTTGAGCTTGATTTCCTGGAAGCGGGTCTGAATCATCGAGGGAGACATCCGAAGAGCTTCGATGGTTCCGGGTCGCATTCCGGTTGTATCTCGGAGGAGGGGCCGAGTCAAGTACATTCGGAGGTCGCTGTCGTATCCGATCACCCGAATCTTTATTCGTTTCAGATCGAATCCCTTCATCTGAAACTCTTTGCCAATGAAACCGTTTGGATCCGTAACCTTCGTGCTGTTGCTCATTTGTTTTGTTCCTTTTTTGAGTTTGAGAATCAGTCAGAGGTTGTAAGAGGAATGAACAGCGTTGACAACCTTGATCATTTCTTCCGCACAGTTGTAGTAGTTGTCAATGGCAATCAACATCGGCATAGTTCGACCGCTCATCTCGGCACGATGGGCCTGCCCTTCGGCAAGGTCACGGATAAACTTTCTTGCTTCCCCTGGAATGCTGGGATCATTCATTCCCATCACCTCCGCTGCTTCATCCAAGAGAGCATCGAGATCATTGGGGTAATGAAAAACACCATTGGCAACACGGCTGTGAAGTTCGTCGGCGGTGGTTTTGGTCATTGTTTTGTTCCTTCACTTTCGGAGGAGGCCGTCCGTCAGCCTATGTTCTGACTCTACCAGATCGACCTCTTCCCATCAAGAACTTCTTTCGAGCCTCCTTGGCATGATCCTTGCTGGGAGAATCAGAGGTCGATGCCTGGATTGATATAGTTGAAAGGTTGTGCAAGCGTTGAGAGGGATCTAGCCACCCCTATCAAAGACCAATCACCCCTATCAAAGACCAATCACCCCTATCAAAGACCAATCTCCCCCCTGTTTCCCCTTGTTTGAATAACTTTCTTTGTTCAAGACTATCAATCCGATTATCTCAATCACTTCACGCAGTTTTCATCTTTTCCTTGTTTCACAGTGTTTATTGAAACTAAGGTAAAAAACCGTGTTCCAGAGCACCTGAGAGCGGTTTTGATTTTCGTGAAAGATGAAAACCGTGTTCTGGGGGCTCTGGGAGCGGTTTTTGTTTGATGTGTGGGAATATAGGCGACCTGAGTGTTTTTTGCAAAACTGGCGTTCTAGGGCATCTGGAGGGCCTTTTTGGCTGAGTGGATGAGGGAGGAGATGTTGTTGGTTCCGACAGGGTTTTGGGAATGGATGCTGAAGTTTGGGATGGGGAGGTTATTGTCGATGCAGTGGTAGAGGAAGGGGTGGAGGAACTCGATTACGGTTGTTGTTTTACCATTGATATCTCGTCCGAGGTCATGGTCGAAGGAGATGAATGTTGGGTGAGTTTTGTAAGCGATGTCAATGCACTCTTGGACGGATCGAGCGATGACGGGTTGTCCGTGTTTGGCGATGATGGATTGGAGGTAGTCTTGTGGGATGTAGGAGGGATCACGCTCATCGTCGATGAAGAGGAACATTGTGTTAGTTTCCTTGTTGGTTGTTTTTGTGTTTCAGCGGCCCTGTTTTGCTGCTGCTTGTCGTTTGGCTTCTATATCTTGGTTTGTTGAGGGTGTCAAGAAAACGATCTTCACCCTTCGAGGTTGATGTAAGCGCCGGGGTGCTTCTGTTCCAAATCAACGAGAAGGTTCAGCAGAGCAAACTCAGCGCCCCTCCACGCGCCAATGCGTTCGATCACATCGTTCACTTCGACAAGAGAGAAGCTGTTGTCACCCCAGGTGAAGCTGTTGTAAAAGAAGTTGTAAATGCTATCCGAGTCTTCGGTGTCTACACCGTCTTTACGGAACTGGTCGATGATGGTGGAGAGGGGGAGAACCTTGACAGAGAGGTCGAAGAGATTGCTGAGTTCGGTCACGTTCTTGCGAGCGGCGGTGGTGTTCGTCTTCATATTTAGACCTTACCAGACCTTGCTAGATCAATCAAGGACTAAATCTGAGTCCTCTTGGCATGAGTCTTGCAAGGTTGGCCGCCTTGGATTTCTCTTGGCCGGGAATCGCCCCAGGATGCTTTTTAACGGCCTGGGAGGTTTGGGATGTGTCGGAGGTCGTTGGGAGGATTCAAGGGCCTGGAAGGTGCCTTGCTGAGTCAGGAAATGGCGTATGTGATTTGGAGAGCGAGCATGAGGATGAGGGAAGAGATTGTGATGAGGAGAAGGAGGGATGTTACACGCATTAGAGTTTTTTTTGGATTTACTGACGCTGGAACAGGAAGAGTTGGCAGCCGAGGTTGTTTGTGCCTGAAACTGGACCCTTCAGTGTGTAACCTTCGCGGAGAAGGCGCTCGGTTCGTTGGGTGATGAAACTGTTTTGGTAGTTACAGTAGTATTCAACACGAACGTTTCCCATCACACAAGAAGTCTGATCATCCGAACACCTGGGAGAAGGAGTAGCAACAACAGCAGAAGCAGTGTTTGTGGAAGTATGTCGAGGATTCGGTTCGGGCTTGGCGGAACCGACAAGGATTCCAGCGCAAAAACAACCCATTGCAGTAAGCATTGCGATCAAAAAGTTTGCTTGAGCGTTGTTCATTGTTGTTTATCTGTTGGTGTTCTTGAAGAGATGAAAACAGGGAAGAGGACCTTCCAAGTCCAAAATGTTCAACCTCTGGAGAAGTTCTGCAAACTTTGTTCCTTTCCAGTTTTTAATCACGAATCCAGCTTTCGGATCCAAGAAACTTTTGTCTTCAACATCCAGAAGAAGGCAAAGTCGAGTTTTGGTATCGTTGCGAATGAGAGACAGTGGAGTCAGGTTGTTTGTCAGAACAATCTCAACCTTGCCACCCTTCACTTCCTTTGTGAAAGTGTTGTCTTGTTGGGAAAAGCCTTCAGAAAGCAGTTGGTTTCGCATGGTTTGTTTTACTCCTCCGATGAATCGGGTTCCTCGTCCAAAGGCTTGCGGGACTGTTCCATTCCGCAGCACTCGCAACGTCCGTGCTCACGGTTGCCGAGGCAACCCCAGGACATTACCATTCCATCGCACACAAGGCAACCCCAAAACTCGTTGTCCACGTCGTAATCACGAATGCTGTGTCGGTGCATGGCTTTACCTGTTTTGGAAGAGATTGGAAGAAGGGGAGAAAAGATCAGTCGAGGAGGTCGTTGAGGAAGGCCATCTTGGGGTTGAAGCGATCCTTGTTTCGCTTGCTGCGCTTGTCCTTCATGGGACCAGCGGAGTTCCGCATGTGAGCTGCCATGGCGAGGTGGTTTCGGGTGTGGTAATCGCTCATGGTCTTGGGGTTGGTGTCGTCGTGCCCGTTGTGCTTCTTGCTCTTGCTCATGATGTTTTTGATCCTGTCGATTTGTGATGCGTTATTATCGGGGGAAAACCACGTCGAGATTGTGAACAAATGACAGAAGCTGTTCAAGCTTCCTGGGAGTGATGTTGCCGTTGGTGCAGGTAATGTGCTCAAAAACAACGGAGCCATCAAGATCAAAACGAACAGCGGCGTCTGAGCCGAAAGGCCCCCTTTCACACACTTCCCAATCGCCACACTCAGACAAACGGAAAAAAACTACAACGCTGTTCTTCTTGCCCATGATGTTTCTTCCTTCCGGGGATGATCTGACTCTATCAGGTTTGGTCGCTGGAGTCAACGAGTTTCTCTCGTTGGTCTTGGTACAAGGCTTGCAGGGACGTGGTTTTTACTCCTCTGGGAGTTCCCACTGGTCATGGTCGCAGTAATCACACGGGCGACGCTGCCCTGCGCCGTTGACAACAACGTAAGTGTCACCACACATTGAGCACTCTGCCTCTTCTTCCTCTTCCTGCTCCTCAACAACCATTTCCAGAAAGGTTTGGAGTTTGTTATCAAGACCCTGGTCGCTGATGAACTCCAACAATAGACCAAGTTGGGTGGTTTCATTCCACCCTTGGCTGTCCACGAACTTCCGCAAAACATCCTTGGCGTTTTCCATGTTGTTTGATTCCTTGATGAGAAGTGTTGTTTGTGATTCAGTAGAGGACGATGCCCAATCCCATACTGTCCCAGCGGGTTTCAGCCAGCTTGGGACACGCCTTTCGCGCATCGTTCAGGTCATAACGGCTGTCGAGAACGATTGCATGAGTCGTTGCGCCGAACATTCCACGACCGGAGTAATCTTCCCGGAGCGAAACCTCAAAACCCTTCTCGATGAGAATGTCGAAACAATCCTTGGCGTCGGTTGAGTTCATTTTGTTTCTCTTTCTGTCTCGGTGATGATCTGACTCTACCAGACCGAGCCGGGAGAATCAACGAGTTTCTCTGAGGCTGCTTGGCACGAAGCTTGCTCAGAAGGTGTAGGGCTTTGCCCGAAGAAACTGCTTCTCCCTGTCCCAAGGGCTTCCGACAGTCAGCCACCTGCCAAACTCCACACGCAACCACTTATCGAACACAAGGGTTTCGCTTCGGGTTCCGATGCGAATGTGAACCTCGGAAGGAGTGATCTTGACGATCACACCCTGATAATGGTCACAGTCATTCGGAACAACATCGAAATCAACCACGTCGCCAACCTGGATCTCGTTCATTTTGTTTGTTCCTGGTTTGTAGATTTGTTTGTGGCCCAACTGCAAGGATTCGAACCTTGACTTACTTGCGCGCTGTGTCGTGCTTCCGTTACACCACAGTTGGGGATGATTGCCGGGAGTTTTTATCAGAAGATTCCCGGCAATCTTGTTAGAAGTCAGTCGAGGACGACGGTTTCGCCTTCGGTGATGATCACCTCATCCGTCACCGCAGCAGGCGCCGTCTCGGTCGTTTCCTCGACGGCGGGGCCGGAAGTGCTCGTGCCGGGCTTGCGACCACGCTTCCGAGGCACGAGGCAACCGTGCTTCTCAGCGAGGGTGCGAATCATCGCACCAGTGCAGTTGTAAAGCTCCCCAATGTCGTTGTAAGACAGGCTCGGGTCCGAGCACAGCGCCCGGAAATCCGCAAGATCATCCTCCACCACGCTGCTGATGGTCTTGCGCCGCGGCTTGGCGTTGATCGCCCCCTCGACACGAGCCCAGACCTCATCGGTCATCTGACCAAAAATGCCCTCCAGGGCGATACGAACAGGGTTCATCACAACAGTCTCCTCGGTGGTGGTGGTGGCAACGACGGTGGAATCGGTGGTGTTCGTGGTCATTTTGCAGTCTCCTTTGTTTGTGTGTGGTTCGTTCCTGGGATGTTTTTACTCTATCAGACCTTCTCTAACCGGTCAAGGAGTTCTTTTGAGTCTCCTTGGCATGAATCTTGCTAGAAGTTCTCCAGATCGAGGCAACCGCTGGTGCAAACGAAAAGACACAGAGCCGTGAAGAGCGTCTCGATCATGTTGTCCTCCTTGCCGTCTTCCGATGATCTGACTCTATCAGACCTTCTCAAACCGATCAAGGAGTTCTTTTGAGGCTCCTTGGCACAACCTTTGCAGGCTGCATCTTTCGGCATGGGCCTTACAACGGGCAACCAGGATTTTGAGAATCGCTCCAGGAGCCTTTTCTGTGACAGGGAGCAGTGGTCTTGGGTGTGAGGTCGTCAGAAATGCCGAAGGCCCCGGAAGGGGCCTTCTCGTGTCAGGAACGAAGTGCTGGGAGGTTGGGTCACTTGACGCTGGGATATTGCTGCTGGAAGTTATCGAGCATTTCCTGAAGATTCTTTTGAACTTCATCATAATGCTCGGGGGCACTTTCTCGAAGACGTTCCAAGCCTTCACCGAAAACACGTTTCATGTCATCAAACATGGCCTGGAGTTCTTCGGGAGAATGTTTGTGTTCGTTCATGGCTTAACCTTTCCAGCAAACTTCATTCGTTTTACCCTCTGTTTACGATCTTGTCATCACGAATGTCAAAGCCGTTTGCACTTGCCCAAAGGTCGCGGGTTGGAATGCGGGCACCGCCAGTGTAATCGCCCTTGGGAATAGTGGTTTCATTACCACACTCACAACAACGAAAAATCGTCTTGACTTCGTTATACGGTTCGCCCCTCATGTCGAACTGCAAGGATTGCGTTTGATAAAGGTCACACCATTCAATCAACAGCGTGGCACCACAACCATCCTCCCCAGCGCACTTGTATTCTTTCGACCAACTCTTTCGGCCTGGACCCTTTTGAATGACCTTCATGATTTTGTTTACTCCTCCACTTCCATTTCGACAACGCTATACCCGTCGTATCCAGCAAACTGCTTGTGCTCGCACGGAGCATCGTTGCAGTGTTCGTAACGAGGATGCTCACGAAGAAGGTCGCACAAAGCCTTGGCCTTCTTTTCGGAGCGAAAAGCCTTGAGGTTCCTGTCCGACTCGTAATCAATGTGACCCATCACGATCCAAACCTTGTCGGCGTTGTTGCTCATGGTGTTTTCTTTCGTTGAAAGTTGATTTTGGTGGAACCCTCGGGAGTCGAACCCGAAACCACCCGGTTAAAAGCCGGATGCTCTGCCAATTGAGCTAGGGTTCCAATGAACTTGAGAAACCATTTATTTCTCAAGTTCAAACTAACCAAGTATACGTTTGCATCCATCAGGTTTGCATTATTCAAGGCGTCGGTGGTTTACATGACCCCACCCTCTTTTCTACATTGTTTCTCTTGTTAGAATCAACCACACAACCACAGGTTTTTAGTTTTGCGTCTTGAAGGTTTGCTTTTGTTTACACTACATCATTGGAACTTCACTTTCTGTTTCAAGGAGTTTTGGTAAACGCCCAGGGAGAAGGAAGCGGCTTCGGAAGGTGTGGATTGTGTTCTGCAATACGCTCACGCCGAAGCCAAACAGCCTTGGTTGGAATGTCGCTCGGCTCGGCGTGTCGAGCGCACTTCTCACAGATTGCAACCTGCTGGCCAGGAGTACGATCCTCCAACATGGTCCAAAACGGAGTTTGCTTGCGGCAGATGCAACACTTCTCAGAACCACACACGGAAAGGGACTCCGGCTCACGCTCAATCTCAATCATTTTCTTACCTCTCGTCTTGGGATGGTCTGACTCTACCAGATCAGGCTGCTGGAGTCAAGGAGTTTCTCGGAGGTGCTCTTGGCATGGTCTTTGCAGGATCCTTGTCAGCCGATAAAGTTGATGTTCAGAGTCACATTCTTTCCAAGAGTCAATCCGTGCTTCGCAAGCACAGCGGAAACTTCTTCTTCTTCCCCCAAAATCATTCCATGAGCAACAGGATCAAAACCTTCAGGAAACTTCGTTTCTTTGTCGAAGGTTGCATACCTCAGGTCTGCACCCTCCAGGTCTGCATCCGTCAGGTCTACACTCCTCAGGTCTGCACCCTCCAGGATTGCATTCGTCAGGTTTGCATCCTTCAGGCTTGCACCCGAAAGGGTTGCATACCCCAGGTCTGCACCCTCCAGGTCTGCACCCTCCAGGTCTGCACCCTCCAGGATTGCATACCTCAGGATTGCATTCCTCAGGATTGCATTCCTCAGGATTGCATTCCTCAGGATTGCATTCCTCAGGTCTGCACCCGAAAGGTTCGCGTTCCACAGGTCTGCATTCACCAGGATTGCATTCCTCAGGATTGCATACCTCAGGTCTGCACCCGTCAGGATTGCCCTTTGACCCTTCGGGTCATTTTCAAGCCAGAGCTTGTGAAGACGGAGAACCTGCTTGATTTCGTTCTGATTCATGATGGGTCTTCCTTGGCTCTTGAAGTTGATCTGATCTTATCAGAGGTTGCCGGGGGAGTCAAGAACTAAATCTGAGTCAGGTTGGCATGGAGATTGCAAGAAGGTCGGTTGGAGGGCTCGCTGGTGATGGTGCAGGAAGTGTGAGTGCAAGACATCTCAATCTTGTTTGCAACACCAGAAGCGGGAGAAGGACTTCCAGCATAACATTCCAATGGCAAACGATTGTTGCGATGTTCACATCGAACAGAAACCCGAGAAGAACGAAAGTGGTTTGCCGCTGTCTGAACAACAAGAGACCTTGCTTGTTCTCCCAACGTTTCTGACTTTACTTCGTCGGCGCAAATGCCCACCATGATGAATGTGAAAACGACGAAGACAATCACAATGATGTGAACAGCATCGCTCGCATGATTATCTTTCACCACAGGGAAAAGAGCAATGCGTTTCCAGAGAGGATCGCGCTTTGGAGTCGGAGGAACCCATGCTTCTCGAAAAGGAGTCATTTTGGTTTTCCTGTTTGAATCAAGTGTTGTTGGAGAGATTGATGAAAAAATCACCCCACTCCCCTGCTTCCTCCAGTGCATCCACCAAAAGGTTGAGAGGAGAGTCGGGGTTGGTGTCGTTGGTGTTTTCAACGATCTGACAAACAAGAGAAGTGAAAGAATCACCCTCTACCAGACATAGAGGAACCTTGATGTGGGTGAGCACTCCGTATTCATCTTCCATCGCATCCACCAAAAGATCTCGAAAGAGATTGGAGTAATCCCCGACATCTTTGAGAAACTGGAGAATGCCGGAAAACTCCACAACTCTGTATTCGGATGTGAGAGTGTGAATGGTGAGTGTCTTCATGTTACCGCTCCAGGTCGATGAAAATGGGATCGCCGTGGTTGTTGCTGATGAGATCATTCAAGGCGAGGAGTAGCCCATTACAGGGATCGCCAGGAAACGTGCTGGGCGGAAAGTATTCCAAAAAGGAACCGATGTGAACGAGAGTGTGATCGGTGTCACCCCAAGTGAAACCTTCACCAATGGCTTCGGTCAAGAGGTTGTAAACCTCACCATCACGATCTCCGTTTGCCGTCAGGAAGGCCGCGATGGTGCTCAGGTTGAGAATGTGGAAGCTCTTGGTCTGGGTGGGGAGGTTCATGGTTTTGTTTCCTGTCCGTCTTGGGATGATCTGACTCTATCAGATCATCCTGCTGTAGTCAACGAGTTGTTTTTGTGGGAGTTGGCACGGGGCTTGCAGCCCCGCACTTTTCCAAAGATGTACTGAAAGAGAGATTTATCAAGAAGGGAATGCGCGAAGAGCGTTTCGGAGATAACGGATCCGGATTTCCTGCTTGCAAATCCTTTCCCTGCATTCCTTCGCATACGCTTCAGCCTTCGTGGCTTGAGCGTAAAGTTCATCGGCAGAGTTGCCGAGAATGTTCTCGTGCTCCTCGTAACGCTTCTTTCGAGCAGCGGACACGACTTCGGGAAGATTCTCACCAGCGTTCTCCAACAGGCAAAGCTCTACAAACCCCGGAGGGGTTGGGGCGTTTACGATGCGCTGAGCAGCCTTTTGGATGAAAGCGCGATCAAGTGTGCTGATGCCCTCCAGCACACACCCCAGACACAAATCAACAAACAAAGAAATCGCTTCGTTGGAGAGGTTCATGGTTTTGCTTCCTTTTCTTGTCTGAGAAGATGCCGAGTTGTTGCCCTCTCTTGATGATCTGACTCTATCAGAGGTTGCTGGAGGAGTCAACGACTAAATCTGAGTCGGGTTGGCATGAAGGTTGCATGACAGCAGCCACATCTTGAGAATGGTTCGAGGATGGTTTTTAAGGGTCGGGGAAAACCCGGAACGGGTCAGAGATCGTCAGAAATGCCGAAGGCCCCAGAAGGGGCCTTCTCGTGTCAAGGATCGTGTCATGGCAGCTCGTCGGGTTCGAGGCCGTTGATTTTGACGAAAACGGCACCTCGCGCACCATCACCAACAGCAGCATCAAACCCAGCCTTTTCTAAAACAACCTGAACCTCTGCGGCAAGGGCGGGTGAACAAAACGAGGCGTAATATTTTCCGTCAAGCCGCTGAGCAAACTCACAGCAATAATCCCGTTCAACACGCTGAATAACGGAACGGTTATCATTACTGAGTCGTCCGAGCGTGGTTTTGATTACGCCATTGGGAGCGAATTCGTTACCACGTTCAAGAGTTTTTTTGAACACCGTTGCAATGGCTTTGCTGGAGAAGCTGCCTTCGGCGCGGACCATGCCGCCCTTTTCGGAAAGGACGACAAAGATTTGGGAGTTGTCGTTATCGTGAATGTCCACAGCCAACCTGCCCACAGCTTGAACAGAAACGCTTGGTCTTGATTGGAGTGCAATCCGAAACGGGAACACTCCAAACCCTGTCATCACCAATCATCACGACCTTTGCGGTTTCCTTGCGCTTCACAATCACATGAAACGCAATGCCATTCCAGCCAGAAACAGTGACGTTCATTCCACCACGAATAGTCATGTGTTATTTTCCTTTTGGTTTTATTCAGAGGTTTTCGAAATCGACTTCTTCTACGTTGAAGGATCGGTGTTGTGGCTGTTCACTCACCCATTTTTGAGCAGATTCTGCCGTGCGAAAAGATTTCCGCAAAACAACAACCTCTTCTTCGTGAGAGTAATAGCGATTTGTAACTTCTTCGTGAGAGTAATAGCGATTTGTAACCTGCTCAGTAACAACCCAAACCGTTTGCTGTTCCACTTGATCTCTCCTGCCTTAATGCCCTTGCTCAGACCTTCGTCTTGCAAAAGGAACCGTCAT